TCACATCACCGGGCAGCCGTCGTCATCGCTTGCACGATTGATGAAGAACGTCACTCTGCCCAACACTTCCACCTCTTCCAGAGCGGTTCCCTCTATTGCCTCGCCATCATCCGTGATAAGTGACTTACCCATCAGTTTTGCAAACTGCGTGTGACCGTCGCACAAAATTAACAACACATCTCCAGGTGTCTTTTTCGTTGCTGGCTCTATGACCGCAAACCCTACATCCGTTTCAAGCACCCTGCTATCAGCCCCCATATTGCACAGAATTGCTGGGGTTAGTCGGCGCTCAATGTAGTCTGTTGCTGGTGAAGGAAATCCCATTAGAGAACTCTCCCCATGTTACGCAGGATCCAGTAACGGTTTTCGCTACCGTCTGTCGTCTTATCAGCGAAACCAGGTTGGTTGCGCTCTATCCACTTGTTTGCATCGTCACGGGTAAAGTGCCAGTTAAAACCACGCAACTTTTGTATGAAGCGGTCTGTTCTCAGGTAGCGGTAGCCCTTTGGGTTAAGCTCTATGGCCGCAATAAAGGCGGCCTGAATATCTGAATTTCGGGGCATAATCTGCACTCCCTTCATTACTGTTTTTATATACAGTAGTTTTAAATGGAATGCAGATCAATTTGGGTTCGCCTATTAATTTTTAAGGCTGAATGACTGCTGGCTGCTCTGTCAGTTCCAGAGAAGCTTCAGAAGATCTTGTATTCCAAATGCTATCATCAGGCATGTCGAGGCGTACGTCGATCCAGCTGTTGGCCGGAACATCCATAGGAGCCCCTTTTGTTTTGACGATCTCCCCTTCATCGCTCAGCAAGTATTTCCGCTTAAAAAGCCGAATCGTCAGCCCACCGCTTTCTGTCTGCTCTGCTTCAACAACACCCAGCTCTCCCATTCCACCCGGGTCCATTGGCGGCAACAATTGCCAGCCTTCTGATGCCAGGCCTGCCGAGCCGATAAGAACATACACCCCAACATCCAGCCGCGAGATTTTGATCCCTTCAGCCTCGGCGTTCGCCGTACCGCAGCCGCACCAGGTGAAGCCTACTTCGTCAACATCCGTACGCTGGTTCTCTTCCTGAGATTTAACGATTCTGGCGATCGGTGATGCAGCTTTAAGCGTTCCGTCGCTGGCTTTCGTGGTGTTCTGCGTAGAATAAAGGGTATGCGTCGTTGAGAATCCGACGTTAGCATTACCCTGGATTGTTCCATTACCCTGACGATACTTCAGTCCCTGAGAGGTTGAGGCAAGCTGCCACGACGCATTGCCACCACCCGATGGATCATGCCAACCACGGAGTGTTAGCATGCCCGTGTAGGCGTCTGCCCCGCTACCGCCACCCCAGCCACTTCCTCCAAGCTGTATGCCAAAAGACATACCGAGAGGATATTGGGCTATAGCGTCGTAAGAGGCGAGACTACGATAATCGCGATGACATTGCGCCATGACAGCAGCTCCGTTCAGATACGCGGAACCTGGGGAAAACTGGCTATCAACGTCTCGTGTAGCGCTGTTTCCTAAACCGAGGTTTGTGCGAGCGTCAGCAGCATTCTTTGCACCTGTTCCGCCCTGAGCGATGCTGAGAGCAGTTGTTAATCCGCTCAGGCTGGTAATGTCGCTGTTTGCCCCTTTCTTCGCCAGCGATTTCTGAGCCGGTACCGTGACGGCCACGCCGTTAATCGTGATAGTGACGTCTGTAGTACCGTTCATCACATCAGCGAACCCGCTCATGTAGCGCTGGTACATCGTGAAGGTTTCAGCGATATCCTGCGCCAGACCATCCACGCTCAGACTGTCACTCAGAAGAATGGCAAATCGGGTTCCGGCGGGAGCTGCTGGGTTAGCCGCTGGCGTTACGGTGAGACTTGTTGCGCTGCCAATGGTGGTAATCTGAAATACCTGCACAGGGCTGGTCATTGCAATAACGGTACAGCCGTTACGAATAAGAGAACCAGCAGCAGTGAAGTTTGTGCCGGTACCTGTAAGGGTGTTTCCGCTGATGGCGATAGTGCCAGTAGTATAAATCATGTTTTCTCCAGGCAATAAAAAAACCCGCCGGAGCGGGGTTTGTTCAAAACTGAATGGGTTAGTGGCAGGTGGTGCTGGTGAACGTGTTGGCGCTCACCCATGACCAGTTAAAGGGATAACCGGCGCGGTACTGCGTCTGATTGTTTTGTTTACGGACTCCGTAGATCTGGACGCTGCTTTCTTGTCCACCGACCAGGGCTGTTCCGGTGCATACGGGTTGCTGCTTCTCAATAACGCCAGCGCAACCGGAGAGCAATACCGCTACCGCCAGGCAAAGAATCATATTTTTCATAGTGGTTATATCCCAGGGCATTCATGAAGCTACACAATAACAATATGAATCAACGGGATATAATTGATTTGGTAGATCAATTATTCGAAATTGATCGCTAAAAACGATCAATCATAGTTGGCGCAGTTAATGGCCATAATCACGTTCCTCAGATTCGAATACGTAACGTTCTGAAGGTTGCCGCCGGGGGTTGTCTGCGGCCTGGCGAATATCCGCGTATTGCTTCCCTCAAGTTTTGCCATGCTCTTGTATATAGCCGAGTAGGGCTGCGGTTGACCGCCAGCCGATACAACCCCGGTAATTAGTCCCAGCATGGCAGGCATGCAGGCCCACTTCCCCGCCAGAGTTGTATTGATGTTGTATCCTGAGCTGGCATCCACCCCGGCGGTACCGAGGGTGACAACATCGCTCAGCGTGCGCGTTTCGTTTGTTAAAATCAGCGTCCCTGATGCATCCCACACAGCCAGCCCGTAGCCTGGCTTTGTCTGCGGGAAAATAGAGAAAAAATAAACGTACGCGGTGCCGGTTGCATTCGGTCTGAGAAAATCAATCGTGATGGTGTTCCCGCTTATCGTCTGAGTGATTTCGACCTCAACCGTGCAATGAACGAACGCGACAACGGGCTGACCTGCGGGGAATGTGTGCGTCACTTTGGTATTGAACCCCGATGTTCCCTGAAGTGCCGCTGTCTTTCGCGCCTGAAGAGCGATTGGCGAGCTGTTCGCGGTCACCCATACTTCCCCGCTCGTGGTCGTCAGTAAAACGCCATACTCCGCCATTTATGCCCTCTCGATCTGGAAAATGAGATAAGCCGCTGCCGCAGGCTCAGTCCCTGCTGAGTAGTCGGTATCGCCTGCTGCTGACACTGTTGCTGTTCCCCCGAAATGGTGATCTTCCTCCGACTCGTACCAAACTGATCGCCGTTCATGCTCTGAAAATAGGTAAGCCTGCAACCCGGTGGAAGCGCTACGGTGTAAGAGCCTGTTTTCTGGTTCTGGGCCAGCTGGAGATAGCCACAAACGCTGACAGGCTTAACGCCATAGTTGTTTACCTTGCCTGAGGCGTCCCATGTCTGAACTCCATATTCCGCCATCCAGTCCTCCTGAAAAAAAGAGGCCCCGTAAGAGGCCTCCCGTTACCATGTTCCCGTGATTCTCCCGATCTGCACCCTCAACACATTCCTGGAGTCCCGCACGCTAATTGTCTGGTTTGTCTGTTTCATGGCCCCTCACCAGCTGTCGAACCGTAGTTCTCAAACGTACCGCCCTTATCCAGCCTCCACCCGACTGAGCCAGCAACATAGTTATTGGACTGGAGGTAGTTACCGATCTTCGCGTTGCTAATGGTGCCGTCCTGGATGAACGTATCCCGGATGAAGGTCTGTCCGTTCTGGATTACGAACGGCAACGACACCGCCCCACCAGCCTGCGCCATTACCGCGAAACGGTCAGCCACAAACAGCACCTGTGATTGCATGCCGGACGGCGTATTCTCAACACCTATCCCCATACCAGCAGCATACTGTTTTCCGTTCGCATCCACGGCAACCTTGATGCTGTACATCGCATTCAGGTCGCCGTTGACGTTCGCAATGGCCTGCGCGTTGGTGGTGATCGCTGAGGTGTGCCCGTTGATGGTCGCCGTAATGCCGTTTATCTGCGTGGCCGTGGCCTGCTGATAATTGGAAAACGTCTGGTTCAGGCTGTTGATTGCTGCCTTGTTGCCGTTCACGTCAGTCTGCAAACTCAGCAGCGAACGCGCTGTTGCCTCCCTGTCGCTTGCCATGGCGCTGTCAATGCGATCGATGCTGGCCTTACTGTCACCGTACTGCGCGCTGAGTGTCATCCGCTGATTAACCTGCGCCAGCGTACTCGTTATTAGCGCGATAGCGTTATTCTGAATGCCGCCGCTGGCAGTATCGGTTCTTGCTCCCAGCTCCTCCAGGCGGGATGCCATTGATGAAGTCGTGTCGGTGACAACCTGTCGCAACGTGGTGATATCAGCGGTATTTTGCGAGCTGGCTTGTTCAGCCGCATCTGCCTTACCTGATGCAGCGTCAGCTTTACTCGAAGCCGAATCAGCTTTATCAGAAATGACCTGAGTACTCGCAGTAAGCTGGTCGACAGCTGTCGCCCTTGCCTGAGCTTCATCTGACAGAGCCTGCCTTACCTCGGTAATTCCCGCCTCGTTCTGCTCAGTTTTTGCCTCAAGACGAGTAACATCCGTGACGCGCGCTTCCGTCTCAGTAGCGATCACCTCCCGGAGCTGTTCGAATTTCGCAGAGTTAGCCCCCTGCTGCGCAGTCTGGCGCACAACAACATCAGCAATAGCCAGGGCGTTCCCAATGATTGCTTCTGCTGTCTGCTTATTCGATCCAACCGCCGCTGCAAGACCGTTTGCATTCTCTTTGATTGCATCAGCCAGTTCTGCGAACTTTTCACTGCTCTCCACCGCGCTCTCGATCAGGTCTTTGAACGTATCAGTCTCTTTAATCTCCTCCAGGATTGCATTGGTGATATCACTGAAGTCGTCCGTTGGTTTTCCAGAAGCCTCTACAAATCCTGAAACGCCAAATGCATTACGAGTTCGAACATAAACGTAATAAACATGGTCAAACTTAAGTTTTTGGATGGTCCACTGATTGCCACGGCCAAGGAATTGAGCTTTATTCTCAATGTCGTCGGACAATGGAATCGGAGTCTCACCTGCGTACCAAAATTCAAAAGAAGTATCAGATGTGGCAGTAACAGACATGACCGGAACTAAAGTGGCCTGAAGTGGGCCAGGTATCCACTGAACCGAGTTCGGGGATTAGGCGCTCCGATAATCAGGCTTACCTGAGTCTCAGCGCCTTTCATTCCATTTTCGTTTCGACCACGAACCCCAAGCGTGTAACTTCCTGCATTCAGGCCGTAAAACTCATATCGGAACTGATCGGTCTCATACTGCGCAACTAATTTCCCATCAGCACTGTAAACGTACAGTTCAAACATCAGCTTTTTAGTGGTTGTAGCTGTTTCCCAGGTTGCTGTGACCTGAATGGTCTCAGAATTTGTGTTAATGATGCGCAGATTTTCAATGTTTGGCACACGGTAGCCATTAAGGGTATCGCTGGGAATGTCAAAAACAGCCCCCTCATCAACAATGGCCTGCTTATTTGGATCGTGCTGGGAGGCGCTAATGCTGTAGACAGAGTTATTTTCTGTTTCGGCAACGCTCAGAATCCTGAAAAGGCGGATCGCCACGCTCGCGGTGGAAATGGCAAATACGGTGCCTGCCCTGACCCAGTCCGGGGTTGTTTTTAGGGTAACACTATTCCCTGCAACACCATCAATTTCGTAGCGTACAAACTTACCATCTCTCCCCATAATCGACATAGTGGAGCCGTCCGTTACTACCGAGGAATCAACCGCGTCAACCGTTATCACCCTCCCGGAATGAGAAACAATTCTCCCCCGAGGCGAGTTCCTGCGTAGTCATTATCCATGACCTCAACGATATCACCCGGCGTGAAGTGGATAGCATCGCGTGCCATCTGGAAAGACAGTCTGCTGCTTTCACGCTTTGCTGTTTCCAGCAGCCATTTACCTGCCCGCCATGCCTGTCCGCGAGAGGTGCAGCCAAACGCCTCCAGAGTGGTTTCGTTGTAGTTCCCTTTGGCTATCATCTCATCGTCGGAAACGTACTCTTTCACCTGCTCCCAGCCGTTATCCGGGTCAGTCCATGACACAATAACTGCATTGTATTTTTCAGATCGCTTTACAGAACTGCGTTTGAACTCACCATTTACCACATTAGCATTCGTGATTGTCGCGATCGGGTCTTGTGGCGCATCCAGCATGACAGAAAGGCGCAGGCCGTCCCACAGCGCAATTCCACGGAACATGCTCGCTATCTTGTCGAGAATGTCACGCGCGCTGGCCTGCTCTGTGATGTAAGCGTTAAGCGTCATGCGTGGCTCTTTGCCGCCGTACCCATCATCAACAAGCTGATCGCAATACTGAGACAGCACATACAGCGCACCGTCATCAACATCGATGTAGCCAGCGCGCTTAGCCAGACCAAAGCGGGAGTTCTTTGCCAGTTCTCTGAACAACCAGGCAGGGTTATTTGTCCATGCCTGTTTGAAACCACCCGTCCACAATCCGGAGTAAGTTCGGGCGATTGGGTCATAATTGTCTGGTACAGACACAATCAGTCCGCGAAGATGGTAAGTGCGGCTTGGGGTGTCGGTGTACTGGTCGCGGTCAATAACGGCGCCTGCGATGGCTGAATATGGATAGCTCAGGTTATCGTCGGTGATCTCGCTGTAGCTGTTCCAGATGGTACCGTTTGACAGCAAATCACTGGTGCTGTCCGGCGTAATTCGACGCACTCGGATATCGAACGGTTTAGTTTCCGGCGCGTCAATCAGGTGCGCCTCAAGATACTCACCGGATATTTTACCTGTAATTGTGACGGTCTTTACTATTGCCCACCCGCTAGCTCCAGTTCTGGTCTCCAGAACCAAAGTGACTGAAGTGTTCTTCTGGTTCCCCTTTTTGTCCTGCTCTACCAGTCCGGTGACACCAACGTTGAAACGAACTCGGGTTACATCTTGATCCGTAATGGTGCGTACCAGCGGGGTATCGTAAGTGACCTCAGTGTTAACAATGGTCGTCGCTTCGATTGCAGAGAAACCGTTGATTGGCGACTGCGTTTCAGAACCCGGCCTCCATGCCACGCTGACTCCGTTAACGCTGACGTTTCCGTTGGCGTCAGTAACCGGCGTTTTGTTCAATTTGAATGAAGACAGATGTGACTGATCAATCGGTCCGTAAATCGGACCCTCACTGATAAGGTCAAGCACCCGGTAAAATTGTTTTGACTTGAGGTTATCGTCGAGGAGTTTCGGGGTTGATGCTTTACCGCCGCCTGAAGACATAGCGCCACCTTAGCTAATTGATTCTGTCCAGTCCTGGTTGTTACTTGTGTCAATACCGAGAGAAATGACGTTCGAACCGACTTCCATTTCCCCGAGAAGGATTGGCACCGGACGCCCTTGCCCGACACGGTTTTCCGCACTGGTAAATGAGTTGTTCGTTAGCGTGTTTGTCTCAGCCGCTTCCGCTGACGTTTTGGTTTTCATGTTGCGTGACATGTAGACCGAGTACGCAATTGACGCCACGCTGACGGCAACCGCAATCCATGCCGCAGCAGCGGCAGTGAGAGCGCCTTCAACTACCGGCACAAACAGGACTACAGAACCATCTTTCAGGTGGCGATCCAGATGCCATTGCATAGCCGATGTCTCAACATCCTCACCCGCTATTCGGATCCGAAGTTTTGTATTGAGGAATGCTTTTTTGAATTCGTGATTCTGGGCAAGAAGCAGACGCAGTCCCTGCGCCGGCGTGTCTACGTTCAGAGAGATTTGGCGGTAAAATCGGCGTAAATTGCCCGCAAATTTAAAGATGAGCACTGTTCATGTCTCCATATGGAATGCATCTGCTTAACGTATGCCGGGCGCATTTGCTCCCTCCGGCTTAAATGCCCTGAGCAATCGTGGTGAAGAACCATATTGTCATCGAGCAGAATCATTGCATGGCAAGGGTCGGCGCCGGGGAATGGCTGCCTGATTATTACGTCACCTGGCAGCGCTTCTCCCGGCGATACCTGACAGAAGCCATTACGCGACATGTTGCTCAAATAAAGGTTCTCCCCTCTCAGCCACCAGCCATTCGTCCTTTCGAAGTCAGGGAGGTCAATGCCGCACAGGTGATACGTATCACGGAATAGCGTGTAACAATCAGTCACTCCGTGCTCGAACCGCCTCCCCAAAAGGTAATCCACCGGCCTGAACGTTCTGATTTTCCCGTTGCAGGCCAGCACCCATGGAAGGCCCGATGCAACCTGCCATTTACGGTCGGCGCCGGACAGAACCGGGCTGTTCATTGGGTGAGAGTGGAATACCGCAGTCACCTCTCCAGCCTCCTCGGCCGCCAGCCAGTCATCATCACTGATCCGGAAGTGCTTTCCGGGTTCCGGGTGAACATTCCGACAGCGGAACAGCCGCGCGCCGTCCAGGATTAAGCCGCACACCTCATCCTGCGACGATGCCGCATAATCGAGTAATTCCTGCATCATGAAACCTTCTGAGAGCCGGGGAAGCTGCTGATTGGCATTGGTTCCGGTCGTGGATAACGGAAGCGGCAGCCGCTACGGCGGTGAGAGCACTTATCTTTCGCCGGGTCAGTGGTTGGATTGTCGCGCTCATCTGCAACCGGCGGCCCGTCATATCCGCACCCGACGCCGCGATACTGCCACTGGCAGACGTCGGCAAGGATGGTTCGCGCCGGGATGATAGCGTTGTCGCAGTCAATCGGTGTCGCCAGCGTGTAGGTCACCTGCTCGAACGTCTCTTCCGTCATCTCCTCAACAACGTAACGGGAAACCGCTTCCTGCGTCGGATCTGCGTCAGGGTTGCCATTGGGGAAGTTCACCGCGTCCAGGTATTTCACCGGAACCTGACGGCGGGTGATCACCACCCCAAGCATGTCGTCGAAGTCATGGTTTATGCCCGTCAGTAAACCCGTGACGTTCGCCACCACCATTGTTGGGCGGGCATATGTGCCTTCGTTCTTTGACTCGAATCCTTCCACTGCTATCGGGTACGCCTGATACTGATTCCCCTTCCAGATCACATTTCCGTAATATCCATTGGTGCCGGAATGGAACCGGATAAGGTCTCCGCCAAAGGGTTGCAGGTCGGCCTCGAACAGGTCGATAAACGCGCCAACTCCGGCGTCAACACTGTCGATGATTAGTCCTGATGGTATGTCTCGCATATTGCGCCCATAAAAAAAGGCCGCCCGTAGGCAGCCCTCTAAATTAGTCGTGGTTTCTGGTAATTACAGGCCGGGAAGGTCGCTATCCTCCGCTTTCTTTCACGCCCTTGCTAAAGAGCGGCACCTGCATCTCTCCAGAATCCCACTCGGTTATTGTAAGCCAAATAGATTACCTTGGCACCTGTTCAAAAGTGGCCGTCAGTTCAAACAGCGGCCCGGTCTTTGTCATATTCCATGAGCGGCAGACAAACAGCTTCCGCACTCCCGTATCGGATGGCGTCCAGTAGAACGATTCAACCGCCCCCCTGGCTTTGAGGAATGCCTCTGCATCCTTAGCTGGGTTACTGCGGCACACGCCGCTGACGCCGCGAAAGGTGAGCGAGTATTTATCCATCAGTGGATTGATACCCTTCACCTGTCGCTGTTCGTAACCGTCGCCGAGCTTAACGACGGCAACATTCGGCGTGCGCTCAACGGAGTATGCTTTCTGTGGTGTCCATGTGAATGCTTCTGGCACTATGACCTCCGTAGTAACCCGTTAGGGCGCTGCTGATCACGAATGGTGCTGAGGCTAACCTGCTTCATCATCTGCGCCATTTTAGCCATTGTGGCATCGTCAATGCCGCCGGTAGTGTTGATGGTGAAATGGACAGTTTGATTAACAACTCCGCCACTACCCCCAACCTTATTTGCCGGAATAATCTTCCCTGACTGATTCGGGATGAATGCCTGCTGACCCCCGGCGGTCTGGAAGATTTCAGAACGGCCATCCTCGTTGACACGATAGGCGTTACCAGCAGAAACCGTACCGCCGTAGCGACGACCGCCACTCATGGTGACACTTGCAATATTCGAAAGCAGGGAAGCACCGGCCGAGGCGATGGCTGCGTAGTTCGCCATTTTTTGTGCTGGCGTAAGAGCAGTCGGATCCGCCATGGCCTGCATAATCGCCGTGTTAAGGCTCAGGGTTGATTGCGCTATCGCGAATGCTTTTGCAGCAGCGAACATGGCAACATATGCACCACTGCTCTTTCCAGACGTGCTTTCAATAATTGACGCCAGGCTGTCAAAGCCCTGCGATGCCGAGCCGAGAATGGAACCTATCGCCTCAGTTTGTGCATTGGCCTCATCTACAGCAATTTTCCTCCTGGCGTTTGCTGCCTGCTCCTGAATGGCCGTCTTGGCATCTTCGTATTGCTGGACGCTCAAAACACCCATCTGCTGGTACTGTTGCAGCGCCGCCAGCTTCTGCTGCTCCTGGAGCGCTATTTGAGCCGTCGGGTCTTGCACAGCGCCGGTAACAGCGTCAGGGGTGGTTTTGTTGGCCGCAATTTCCTGGTCTGTAAATCGCCTTGCTTGCTCGGCCTGAGCGCGGTTCTTAATGGCCGTTGTCACTTCCCATATGGCTTTTGCCTGCTCTTTGGCCTGAGCTATCTGTTCATTGGTCGCCTTGCTGCCTAACGCCATTACAGCATCATACTGAGCCAGTTCCAGTGAACCATCGGCATACCCAGTGTTCAGGCGAGCCAGTGCATTGCTTTGTCTCTCTAGGGCTTGTTTAGCCGCATCAACAGATGATGAGTGTCTGGAGCTTGCTTTTGCTGCCTTATCTCGTTTTTCTTTTTCTTCTTCCAGCTGAGCATTTATTCTTGACGCCGCAATAAGATGATCTTTTTGTTCGCGAGTCAGGTCTTGTTGCTCAATCCCGTATTCAATGGCCGCCTGCTTGCCTTTGGTTAGAGCTATTCTCTGCGCCTCAAGTTGCTTGCTAATTCCATCAAAATTAGCCTGTTGCGCCTCTGTTTTTAGCTCATTTAGCGTTCTCTTTAGTGCCTCGCCATTATCATGTGCCTGTTGCATTGCGGCAGCAGCATCGAGAATTCTTTTTTCAAGGTTTGATATGGCGTCTGCGCCATCCTGCGTCGATGGCTTAAGAGCCCTCATGTAATCAACAAGAGAACTTACCGCTTGTGGGGATGGATTTTTAGCAAGCTCAGTTAGCCTTTTACCCAAGCCAAAAGCTGCATCATCAGAAATATCAAACTGACTGGACAGCATAGCAACCGTGTTAACCAACGTCATGGTCGAGGAATTAAATGCTGGGCCTAGTGACGTTGCTTGCTTAATGGCGTCATTGAAATTACTGGCGCTAATCTCCATTAGATCCATGGCACCGCCAAATGCTTTAACATTCGCGACGCCGCCATTCAAACTTCTCCACCAAGATGATTGCTCATCAATTATATTTGTTATTGCCTTGCCAGCGTCCCTGACCGCTATTTCATACTGTTGAATTGCGTTATCTCTTAACTGAGAAGCAAGTGTGGCGTTAGTCGCTGCCAGTCTGGCATAGTCATTAGAAAGCGCAGCCACCCCTTGACTGTTAATAACGACTACTTTGTTGAGCGTCTCCGCTGCTGTCTTTAACTGCTCCATCTCATCTTTTGTTGATCCTAACGCAGCGGACAGAGAACCAATCAAAACAGACCCTAGCGCAATAACGGCACCAAAAACAGCACCTCCTGGGCCAAACGCCCCAGCAAGCTGAGATCCCTGCTGACTAAAGGCTACCAGCGCAGACTGTCCACCCTGCACCTGTACAATGAAGTCCTGAATCTGATAACCAGCCTGTTGCATACCAGATCTCAATCCACCAGATACCGCGCCAGCAGTTTTCGTTACTGTTGTGTTTAGCTTTTCGGCTGACCTATCTGCCTTTTTAAAGCTAGACTCCATGTTGTCGGTAATGCGATCGACTTGCTTATTTGCTTTCAACAGCTGGTCTGTTTCAGCTTTTATGATTATTTCAATTTCACCAACCGTTGTAGCCATAATATTTTCTCCAGACATAAAAAAACCGGCCAATGGCCGGTCATTTACAATGCATCTTTAATTACACCAAGACTCGTAAGAATCGTTAAACACGCCAACTAGTTGTTCGACAATTTTTCTTGAAGTTTCACTTCCAGACAATTGCACTGGGTACTTAGACATTTTAATAAAAGGTGATTCATTGCTATCGACATACACAAATTTCGCCCCTATCTTACTTATATCAGTTTTCCCAGAAACCATGCCACATACAGCGCTACCTCTTTTGTGTCGGTAAACCTTCATTTCTGAAAATGTAACTCCATTGTTTATGTTGAAGTTGGAATCACAGACAGCAATCATTCTTGCCTTAGGCGCTATTTTATTACTGCTCATACTCTGCCATCTTCGGCATTCACCTTGCTTATAATCTTTTGCAAGAGTTCTTTTTACCGATGATTTCGCCTCAGTTAATAACACATCATCACTTTTCTTATCGCATCCTGATAAAAAAACACAGGCAAGCAATATGATCAGTAACTTGTTCACATCGCAGCCCCGCGCTCTTTATGGATGGATATCTCGTTAAGATGCTCAACAACCCTAATACCAAAATCAGTAATCGTGTATGGCTTGGTGAATATATTTATCATCTCAGAAAGATGTTTATGTGGATCGCTTAAAATTGGGTGCTCTGGTGAGTTTTTAGCATTGTAGTGAGACACACCAACGAGAGCAAACACCAACTCTTCAAATACAACACGCTTCGTGACTCCATCATATGTAACTTTATCATCACCAGTTTTATGTTTAAGATAGCGTAAATAGGCAGCAGCAACTTCCTCTGCCAAGCGCTGCAATTGGTCTTGTTCCATGTAGCTTCTCCAGTTTTTTGGTATCAAATGAATCCTACCATCTGTTGACGGCGAGATCAGCAGGAACGACAAAACCCGCAGTTAAGCGGGTTCGGATGCGCGCTTCAATCAGGCAGATTTGGTTGGAAGGTCGTTACGAATCTCTGGCTTCTTGTCGCAGGTAGTGCTGGAGAAATTGTTCTTTGATACCCACTGCCAGTTGAACGGATAGCCGGCGCGATACTGGGTCTGGTTGGCTACTTTGCGAACTCCGTAAATCTGCACGGTGGTATCTTGCCCGCCGAGCATTGCCACACCTTCACAGATCGGTTCCTGTTTCTCCATGATTCCTGCGCAACCAGCGAGGAGTGCAACGCAGATCGCAATAATTGGTAGTTTTTTCATTCCTTTATCCCTCTACGCCATTTTAGGCATTATCCTATAGCCATAGACTAAATGAGTAAACGACAACCACCCCCTCAATCTTTGTGGTTTTCAAATGCTCTATCACCGATTTTCCGCGCCATTGCGGATCTCTGATGGCCGTCAGTTTTCTGGCGGCTTCTTTTTCTCAGTAAATACCCGGCAAATACATTTGCACCTCATCAGCAACGCGATCACGCGCTGCATGGAGTAGCTTTTTGCGTCCGCCAACTCCCCACCTGGCCATCTGGCTGGCGCATCGGCTGATCTGTTTGGTTTCAGTATTGATGATGTGGTCAATTTTGTTCAGGCGGGACATGGCACTGATGCCGAGGCGCACCACTGTCCTAAACACCTCATAGACCTCTATCTCGAATTCCGGCTTAATCCATGCGGCATAACGGATCGCCAACAGTTCAACACCCCAAACGCCGGGCTCATCCCCACCTTTAATAACATTAAGTGGTTGAATTTGTTCCAGAGTGCTTTTTTGCACTTTGGCTTTTAGTGCTTTTATGAAGCGCTTAACTTGAGCGCTACGCAAAAACTGACTTGGGCGCTGCTGTTCTGTTGCCTCTCCGTTTGCCACTGCGGCTGCATGAAGATCATTGAGGTTGTAGCGCCCTTCGTCATCAACGCGAACGGAAACTCCGTTTACAGATACGGTTGGATAGTGCATGAGGTTTACCTATAGAAAGTGAGCCTGTCACACAGAGATAGCAGCCCAGAGTACAACTAACTCTCAGGCTCGCTTTCTGTAGGCTCTGGGATTATAACGTGCGCGTGTGAAGCGCGGTGGGTTTATTGCGGATGCAAAAAAGCCCAGCGGACGCAGGGCTTATCGTTTCATTTCGTAGGTTGTTAATGCGGACCATGCCTCTGTGCATCCATTGCCAGCATCTGCTCCGCCCAGCCCATAACTTCGTCGTATTTCTCCTGGGTTGGCACCTTCCCTTTATCCTTCTGCGGGAACTTGGCATTCATGGCAGCCCGGAAGCTGGTCATCGTCATGTTCCAGGCGTCTGCCTCACTCATCCCGAGGTGGGCAACTGCGGTATAAACGAATGTACGGGCATCGAATTTATCGCTGTACTCGCCTTTCTTGCTCTCGAAATCTTCGGGCGGCTGATCACCCATTACGCCATGCAAAATCAGGTGACGCGCCAGCTGGATGACGTCCTCAACTGGCAACGAGCCAGGCTTAAACACGAGGCGTCCCGCCGTAGTCACTGAGTAAGAGCCGATGATTTCAGCAATGTCGCCTTCAGAGCAATGCCTGACTACGTTAGCTGCAGCTGCTGCCATGTCTGCAAAGCAGCGTGCATTAGCCGCTTTGAGTATCTGCTGGTCAGCAATTCTGTGCTTTGGGTAATGGCCTGCATGAACTTTCACGAAAGCATCAACGATTTGCTCAGGCGTGCCGATTCGGGACATAGCCAGGAATGAAGGGTTGAGGAATATCTCTTTGCCGCTGGCGCGAATGACAGCCTGGCCGATATCGGTGATTGCTTTCATGGAAACTCTCAATAAGAGGGAGGCCAAGCCTCCCATGGATTTATGCTGCGTTCACGGTTACAGTAGCTGGGCTGGAGGTTACCGAGCCGGCGGTTGAGGATGTAACCTGACAGGAGTAAGAACCCGCATCACCCGTAACGACGCTGGCCTTCGTGTAAGTAGCGTTCGTCGCACCTGAGATGTCAGTTCCGCCCTTCTTCCACTGATAGGTCAGAGTGGAGCCGTCAGAGACATTGGCTGCCACCGAAAGATTGAGCGCATCGCCCACCGTGAGCGTACGATTCTGCGGTTGAGCGGTGATAGTAATGACCGCACCAACATCGCGCACGTCCACACTACCAGCACTGGATGCCTCAATAGACCAGGTGGCAACGTCATCGTGCGGCGCTTCATCCTGCCATGAGGTCACCATGAACGGCCCTTCGGTAATATCGTTTGGAGAGATGATCTTCAGCCAGACATACGGCTGGTTACTGGTCTCTGCGGGTGGGTTGTAGACGTGGCGTTTAAGCGCGTTCTGCGCATAAACATCCTCTTTGCGGGTAACGCCGTCACCTGAGAACGAAATGTTCTTGTAAGTAACGAGGTTTTCCTGCGTGAATGCGGCGCTCATATCGGCAGTTGCATCAGCGGTTTCCCATTCTGCGCCTGTCGTTTTGCCTCGCATCATGCCAAGGCGTGTATAGTCACCGTTTGAGGGTTGGACTTCCGGGCAGGAAATCGCGTAATAAACAACGACGTCACGCCCTGTGAATGCACCAGCTTCACATGCCATGTTTGTATCTCCGTTTTATCGGGAAATGATGGTTTGAAAGGAAATATCGAAGAGGTAACGACCTTCTTCTGTTTTGATGGCGGTGATGCCGCCGATTGGCTGCATCGAGATGATGCACTCAGTTTTGTAGTCGTCGATCATCGCCTGGCGGATGGCATCGGCGCGGTCTTCAACTTGGTTAATATTGCTGTCGTTCTGACCTGACAGGAGGAGGATGCGGAAATAATCGCGGGTTATCGCCTCTTCTGGCTTGCCGCCGCCGTTCTGCTGAATGACAAGGTATCTTTCCCCCTCGGTATTCTCCAGCTCATTCCAGAAACGCTTCTGAACGCGATAACCGACATCAAAGCCATGCGACTGCAACCACGCTCTCAACGCGTCATACACTTCGCTACGTGTCATACTTTGTACCCTTGCTTGATGATGGCCTTTATCTCGTTGAGACCGTCACGCTCAAAGCCTTTAGTCAGAAATTCTGGTTCAGCGTCCGGGTCCCAATAGTTACCTTTTCCTGTGCCGCCACCGAATTCTTTTCCAGCGCGAGTTCTGCCGAAGTGTTCGCGCGGCTGGCCTTTTAGCTTCCCGGACATGCCATGAACGGCGGCAGCGTATGCAGCCGTGTACCCGACCTTTCCCTGCATCCCACCTGGCATTGGTTCAAGCTTTCTGTACTGGCTGTTGATAAGAGTGGATGTGTCAATGGGAGTAAGTAGCGCGGCGTGAGACGATCCGACAATCATGACCTCAGTCAGCACTCTTTCTGTGCGTGGCCCGGCAATTTCTTCCAGCACCTTACGGGTGTTCATCTGAACACGCTTGATACCTTTAACGGGCATACCACCACCTGATTATTTGAATAAATGCAGCGCAGCAAGAAAAACCCAGGGCAAAACAAGCTAATCCAAGCGAGAACATAAATCACCTCACGTCATAACCTTATAATCCGGTTCTTCTTCGAAGAAGCTCATATCCCATTCGGTCACCGCTTTGATGACATTGGCGTCAGCCTTCAGCGGATCGGCCTGAGATGTTGTGTCACCTCTGGCGATGTACCAGTCACGCTTCGGCATGGTTGCATCGACGCCGTTACGCTTCAGTTCAGTGAAGAAAATCAGGTTCGTGGTGAACTCTTTCCCGCTGGCATCTACAGCAACTTCATTGTTTGCCGTCCAGGTGCAGTCAATCAGGTAGGGGATTCCGTTTGTCCAGGTGCTGTTCCAGTCGTCGTAGACGCGCGGGTAGATGGTCGCAACGTTGGTGTAACTCCAGCGCGCTGTTTCAGACATTGCCATCCTCCCACCGGATCACCTCCGGTTTCTCCGCTGCAACTTTCCTGCACAGCAAATACCAGTCACCGTTACTTTTCACATAGCCGGTAACGCGTTTACCACTGTCGGTCATCACCCAGACCTTTACGAAGGGCTCAGGAAGCCTCTGCTTGACCGATATCAACGCCATCATCGACTCCCGTTGCACATGCAGCCGCCTCGGGCAATCCAGATGCCAGCAAAAGCGGTGTTAGTCGGATCAGGCGGGATCAGGCTTGTAGCGCATCCATACTTATCTAGTCCCCTCAGAAGCCCCAGAGAGGCTTTCCATCGGTCAGCAAAAGACAGGTACCGAAATGAGCGTGATGCGCCGTTGGGCCCTGTCTGAGAACTGATGTACTTGTCACCCTGACCTAGCCCCATAAGCGCCAGCAGATAGAGCTGAATCAACAGCGATGTCGATGCAGGATAATGTGCATCGAGACACTCCTGAATGCTGTTGGCCTGGTCGACGAGAGCCTGAAGAACAAAATCGGGAATGGTAATTCCCTGGCTCTCCAGATACTCCTTCGCCTGTTCGAGAGTTACCATTATCGACTCCGTGAAAAACCCCGCCGGAGCGGGGCATAAAAAAACCGCCTGAGCGGCGGCTGTTATTCAGCAGGGAACAGCTTTTCGAGTTCGCCATCCGGCAACAGCTCACTGAGCTTTCCCGCGCCCAGGGTGCCTTTAAACTCAATACCCAGCTGGGTCAGGCGGTCCTGAATAATCTCTTTGCGAGATTTCTCACCGGCACCGGCATCAGGCGTCGACGGGGTAAGTTCTCCGCCTGCCTCACCATTCATGAGACGGACGTTAGACTTCAGCGCCGGGTGCAGTTCTTTCAACTCCACCACCTGCCCTACCTTCACGCCGAACCACGCGCGCACAACTTCGTATTTAGCCATGCTGTTTCCTTACGCCAGGTTAGCGCCGTAGACAACGCCAGACAGGCCCTGATCGTCTGCGGTGATTTGCAGACCTTCAGCAGACATAATCTGGAAGTTGTAGTTAACGTTTGGCAGTGGACGCGGCAGCGGAACAACACCGACAGCCATACCCACCAGTGGGGAGATCACGTCACGGCGACGAACGTACGCAATAAACTCGTTACCGGTCAGCGCGAAGCTCATGCGGATTTCTTTCACCGGCGCGAACGGCAGAACCGCCTGCAATACAGTGCCGCTTACAACGCCATTCACCACGTACGGCTGAGCCAGGTTCGCCCAGATTTCAGGAGAAACCCACATCGCATCGTATGCGGCGACTTTGTTCGTGCGGGCGGTAGTACCGAATGCGCCTTTACCGAAGAACGCAAAGAGCGCGGTCATGTCGGCATTAGTAAGGTCGATATTCGCTCCACCAGCACCGGAACCGAGGTTAATCTTCTTGGTGTTGCGGTGGTTCTTGATGCCCTGCGCCGGGTAGGACTGAACCTGAATTTTCGAATCGCCGTTCAGGTAGTAGTTGACGCGTTTCTGGTTGAACTTGCGCATCTTAGCCATCTGCGAGTCCAGGACCAGATCAATGCCCACAGAGTTCAGGCCAGCAGCATGACGCCAGTTAACACCGTAACCAGCAGTAAACACCGGAATCGGGTCGCCGTCGCTCGCGTAATCAGTGTGGTCGAAGGAGAACGGCGCCTGACCATCGATGCTTACTGACACGTCGTCAGCGATGTCGCCGACCACGTTATACAGCTTGGCGGTTTTACCAACCGGCAGCACGGTCTGAACGCCGATCAGGTCGTTCACGATTTCCATGCCAACTTCCTGATCCCGCAGCTGCAGCACCTGGTTGTCAATCTCAGCCCAGAAGTCACGGGAGAAACCGCCAACAGCGTTACAAGCCAGCATGTCAGGCGTCATCATTGTGCGGTTAGCTGCAATGATGGAATCGTTCTGTAGGTTCCACATGTTGCGGTTTGCCCACAGCTCACTCCAGTGCCCGCCAAGGCGGGAGTTTGTCGCCAGCGTCTCTTTAGAGAAGTACATATGTGTTTGTCCTTTTGTTACGCGCCAGCTGCGGCGACAGTGCCAACGCGCATGCGCACGCGAATGAAGTCGGTGGTGCTGGCCGCGATGGTATATTCATCCTGGCTGTAGCCGATCACTGAGTCAGTGTCGGAGGTGGCAAGGGTGAACTGACCGTCAGTACCCAGCTTAATCGGGCTGTCTTTTTTGTACGCGCCAGGCAGGCAACGTAACGCCAGCTCTCGGCCTTCTTCGACGTAGTTGCCGACAGCTGAATCACCTGCAGGGATTGATTCGGTGATGGTTAATCCCTGGTGATAACCGACATCGATGATGTACAGGCGGCCGGTTAGCGCGGTGGCCTGAGCGAATTTATCGGATGAGTTGATGGTTGCCGCAGTACCAGGAAGCAACACGGCGGCCGTGGTGCGGGTTTCGGTCTTGTACAGAGACTGACCGTCGATATTAACGCGACGATAACGTGGCATTATTCCGGCTCCTTACTTGAAGTGTTCGTCTGCGGCAGGTGCGCCGGTTTCTTTGTGCTGTTGAGCATTGTTGGTGCCCAGAGGAGCAGCTTCGCCCAGCGACTTGAACATTGCGTCCAGCGCATCACCAGAAAGCGCGTTGGCCACGATGTCGCCATGGACCTTGGCAACCGCATCACGTTTGGCTTTCTCTTCAGCGCGTGAGTTGGCGGTCAGGGTGTCAGCGAGTTGCTTCTGGTTGGCCTGTAGCGCATCAACCTTTTCCGCGAGAGGCTTAATAGCCGCTTCAGTATTGGTCGCAACAGCCTGGCCGATCATGCTGCCGATTTGTTCCAGTTCTTCTTTGGTTAAAGGCATGTCGCCCTCCGTTTTGTGGTTTGGTGCAGGCTGTTCCTGCGGTGTGAATAGAGCTTTTAGTTTGTTAGTAACGACAGCCACCCACGACTCCTGTCGTGCGACTGCGGTGCCGGTATCGTCGAAGGTGATTACCCCACCATCAGACTTGTAGCCAAACACCTCAGCGCTGCCGCCGTTGCGGATGATTACAGCTTGCGAGTCAGTGAAATCAGCAATCCAGGCGTATTCATCCGCGCCCGCCGCAAACTTCGCTTTGGCTGCGCGATCGAGACGCTGTTCGCGCTCCCTGTAGGATTCACCCACCAACGCGCCTGAATTAGCCCTCAGAGGCTGCGCGAGGTCTGCGTTGACCATCAGGCCCACGCCCTGCTCTGGTGTCGCCGCGCCAACCTCATGCAGCAGAATGGCGTCATGGTCCATGCTGTGAATCTTCGCCACCCAGTCGGCGCCGGTAGCGCGTTGCTGTTCGTTCGGTTCAAGTTGGTCGAGGAAAGCGGCCACGCTGGTATGAATCGGCGGCACGTCATCTCCACGCTCAATGGCAGCGACGCGCTCAAGTAGTTCTCGCCCGCCTTCCGACTCTTCAGCTCGAGCCACATCCACCCATTTTTCTACGTAGATACGATTGCCGGACTTCTTAACGTTACGGTTCCACGCGCCTACGTAGCCGACGTTAAGACCTTCAGGAGAGAAGGCCGACACGAACTGACCGTTAACCTGTGGATGACCCAGCGGCGCGAGCGTGCCTTCCAGCCCCTGATAGTGGGCGTTGATTTCATCTTCTGTGTACAGCCCGCCATTCATGACGACGTTCGCCGGCAGCGTGTAGCTCGGCAGCACCAGATGCTCACGACCGTTATGTGTTTCGCGCCGGATAGACTGGCTGTTCACCTTCGTGGTGATGTTGACCTGAATATGCTCACCATTTTGCGGTGCCGGGATCGGACGCTTTGCTTCGTGGTTTACCTGGAATTTCATAGGTTATTTCTCCGCCCAGGCGTAACCGCGCGCCTGCATCGATTTATATTCCTGTTTGAGTTTGGTAATGGTGTCCGGGAACTGAGGTTTGCCGTCGTCATCGACCAGAACTGACTGCTGGCTGCATTTGCAGTTGATGGAGTTACCATCTTTGCTGTACCAGTCACGCACCTCTTCATTGGTGTAAAGGTGCGCGTGACGCACAGCGTGCGTATGACGGGTTGTCGGTGACAGCGCCGAGATGTGAACAAGCAGCGTTTTCAGGCCGTAGAGGTTATTCGCCTCCTGGTCTTCATCCCACTTAGCCCTGCGCAGCGCGGTGGTCACTTCTGTACGCGCGATTCTGTTCGCCCGGCGTTTCTCGATGCCGGTCTGGTCTGTCAGGTTGCGGGCAATATCCAGCGGATTGAGCCCGCGCCCCACACCATCAGTCAGCACGCGCGCCATGTCGCGCTTAACGTCAGCTGTCAGCCCCTTCATTTCCTCAAACACACGGGCATGCACCAGCGCCATTCGTTGCTGGTATGGGTCGCTTGCGAGGATGGACGCTAACGACTCACGCCCAGCTGAGTACACTGGGGATTGCTGGCTGAGGTTGTAGAACGACTGCCCGGTCCCCTTCTCCGAAGCCAGATCGATGTACTCGTAAAACCACAGGTCGTAATCGCCACCTTCAAGCAGCACCTGATCAACCAGGTAACTGGCATCGTTCAGGATGATGGAGAGTAGCGTTGGGTTTAACTGGTATTCGTATCTGGCGTTTACTGCGAGGGAGGAAGGTATTTTGTCGAGTGCTGATTTGTACGCTTTGCCAATCTTATTCATCCGCCTGGCGAAGTCTTTCATTGACCGGCGTTCCAGCGCATCGGCTCCAGTCGGATCCTGATAGTTACGCGGCAGAATCGGTGGCTTCGTCTTCTTCGTCGCCATCCTCTTCTCCTAAAGGCTCTTCGTCATCATTGTCATAGCCCGCAGCCGTACGAATCTCTTCACGGGTGAACGCGGGTTCATCGCCGCTGCCCTGCATGGTCTGGTTAATTTCGCCCATGGTCTTGGCGTTAGTGAGCTTCTCAGTACCGGTCTGTTCGTTAAGGTCATCCCAGATAACAGCCTTCTGGCTGACTGAATCGACGATCTGCAAGTCAATAAGCTTGTCGCAGAAGTCCTCTATCTCGAAAGCGAGGTCCACTCGCCGAGACTGACAGCGATCATTAAAGTATTTCTGGTCTTCGGTGCTGGACCGCTCAGCCTGCTGGTTACCAACCAGAATCCGCGTCGGGATGTCCACCCCGGCGGCGGCTGTTTGCAGGTTTACGTTATAGGTTGGAGACGGGTCAGAAACCGGAGAAACAAGGGAGGTTACGCTGGCCCCCTGGAGAGAAAGCAGCACATCATTTCCGCGATTCATCTCGCGAGCAGCGTCATTAAATTTATCCTGCAACTCATCTACTTTAACGCCGTACATAGATGCAATGCTGCCAAAGTCGATTTCCTTGTCGAAACTAAGTGCTAACTGGCGAGCGGCGTTCTTCAGGAATGACTCACCAGACCCGCCCTCTACCTTCTCCAGGCTCACAAAGGCGTTATAAGCTGGCTCAAGGAAGCCAATAGCATCGTCTGAGTAATCACCAAGGATGAAAACGCGGTCGGGATGGATATTGACGCGGCGACTTGAACCATTCGGCAACCGTTCGGCGTACTGCCACATTTTCGGCTGACCGTAAGTCTTCGAGTTCAGCCCAGTGTCCCACTCGCTCACCGTTAGCGATCCGGCCCATGCCACGGAAACCTTCTGCAACCCTCGCCCTTTGGTAACCGGAAGGTTCCAGTCTTTTTCATCGCGGACGTGCAGAAGGATGCCTGCATAACGACCGACAAGGCGACGACGATCCGCCTCGGCAAATGAGCGCCAGAACCGGTTGTTGAACACCTGCTTTGACTTGTTTTCCCAGGCAGTTTCGTTTTCGCTCTCGTCGGCATCGTCACCCTCGATGATTTCCGGGTTAGTCTGCCAGCATTTGCCCACCAGCTTCTCAACGGCACCGTGAGCGATACCACCGCGACGGTACAGGGCATAAAGGTTTTCGTAGGTTACCTGCTCAGGGAAGCCATACTCGCACCATGCGGAATGGCGCTTATTGTCCAGCCCCATCGTCGGCGCCATCAGCCCCATACGGGCGCGAGCCATCCGCGCATCGTTCAACGCATGGTTGACGGCGAGAGTTAGTTTGTCAGTCATGGTTTGTCCGTTTGGTTAGCGAAGGCGTTTCGGAATCATCATTCCGGCCATCTGACCTTTGCGCTTAATGTGTCCGTCGAGGCTGTAGCGAATACCGTCCCAGCAGTGTTCATAGCCGTCGGCGAGTTTAGGCAAAACCTCGCCAGTGATGCGGTCCGTTTTGTACGACCACATGCGAGCCTCTCGCGCCACGTTCTTGCAGCGCGGATGGATAATGATTTCGTCGAAGCCGCGAAGATGTGCGATGCCGTCCTCAACGCTCCCCTGCCATTTCTCGGCAGCTGAGATATTAAAGCCCTGCCGTTTGAGATAGCTGATTGTCTCAGGCCGTGCTGAGTCGGCTTTAATGGGCCAGTCACGCGATCCGGGAATTGTCTCATACAGCTCTGGCATGTGGTCGAGCTCTGTCTGCTGCCCGTATGCCTCGTACTCAATGTACAGCCGGTTATGCAGGATGAACGAACGCACCAGCGTGTTAGGGTCTTTGGCGAAACCGAAGTCTGCGCCGAAGAACAGGCGATCGGCCTCTTTCCAGAGGTTGTCTGAGAACTCAGCGATCCGGTATTTCCCGGCCAGCACCTGCTTATCGGAGTTTTCGAGGTAAGCACCCTCCCACACCCATGCGTATGTTGCCGGGTCTAGGCGACGCTGATCGTTCTGCCGCTCGCCCTCAAGCACATCAGGGAACCATGGGTTATCCGTGTAGTTCATCTCAACGGTGATGCAGTCGTCGCCTGCTTCTTTGCGGAAACGCTTATCAGTGGCGCTACCGTCACGCTCCGGGTTCCACGTCACCCAAATCTCTGAGCCTTCTTCACGAACTGTTGGGCTCAGCTTCTGCCAGGCTATTTCGCTGACTGATTCAGCCTCGTCGACCCAGCAGAGCAGGATGCGCGCTTTCGACTTGATGCTGTCGAGGTTATGCCGCAGACCGCAGAACACGTAGTTAACGCTCTTGTCGATGGTGCGGATGTACTTCTCGCCGATATCAAAGTTGGAAGCCAGCCACGGTACAGACAGGATCGCCTGTTTCACCTCCTGCATACTCGACTCTTCCAGCGAGTTCATGAATTCACGCGCACAGAGCACTACGCCGCTTTCACCGTTCATCATCGACTGATACGCCTTTACGGCTGTCATCAGCGCAAAAGTGCGCGTCTTGGCACTACCACGCCCACCATGCGAGCACCGGTAACGCTTATTCTCGGCGGTGAACAGTGGCGCAAGCTTCGCTGGGATCGGCAGTTGAACGGCGTTACTCATGCTTTGGCTCAACAGGCAGTAGCTGGATGATTGTTGGCTGCGGCGTCATGCTGCCATCAGGGCTTGTATGCTCGACTTTCTGGCGATTAGTGTAGGCATCGCCCATTTCTTTGGCGGCCTGCTCGATAAGCTGCGAGGTCATGCCGTAGTTCTTCATCTTTTCAGCATTGGTCGCCATTCGGTCGAGGACACGCAACCGGTACGCTTTATTTGCGATCGGGATGTCAGCGATCTCATTCTGGAATCGTTTACGGGTAGCGTTGAACAGGTCAATCCACTTCTGGCTCAACTTGGCCGCCATTGCGTTGCCTGGCGTATATTGCGACACCTGCTGCCGTGAGACATCGATGCCATATTCAGCCTTTACAAGCTCAATGACTTTCGTGGGCGGCTCAAAGCACGCCAGAGACTGAACGATGAAGGCTTTAACCTCTGTCGATAATGCTGCCACAGGCTACCTCCATGACAATCTGAATAAAGCGTTACGCCAGCTTCAACATGCACGTCCCGCATGACCTGGCTATATCGATGTGAGCCACTTCTGCTGGCGCATTGGCCGCATCAACAAGCTCCTGTACTTCTTTGCTGGCACCGTATCGACGTACGACACCTGTGAATTCTTCGACGTCGTGGCCGCGTAGTGTGAGCACCGGCTGCCCGGTCTCTTTGTTGAACTTAGGCGCGCCGTAATCATCAGTGGCCTGGGCGATATGGTAAAGCTCATGCTCTACCAGCGCGCAGAATTCGAGGTCGCTGCATTGTGAGCAGTAATCGGCTGCCAGCGTGATGATGAACTTCGGGATGCGCCCGAACCATTCATACATCTGCTGTTCCATTCTTGCCTTCTGCCAACCACCGGCGCGGAGCATGACCTGCTCAGCCTGGCCGAGGACGTAGCGCCCCTTCTTCGCGAACGAGTCAGACGCCCACATGAAGCAGAGATCAGCCTCAAGCAGGTGTTCGTGGTCAGGGTTATGAATGCTGCCGGTATCGCTGAGGATTTGGCGGTTTATCCACTCGTGCACTTCATTGGCGGGTATCAGCCTGGTGTATGGCTGCCAGTTGTCGGAGGCGATGAAGTTAACTGGCGGATATGGCCTGCGCACGTCATCGTTAACCATGGGTTACTCCGTTTTGTATTTTACCGGATCCGCCTTCACCTTCTGGCTGATGCCGCGCTTTACGATGAACTCAGCCACCTTTCTGTAATCTGGCTCGCAACGCATCATCATGCAGAACAGTGTCAGCGTCTTGATGTAAACGGGAAGCCACCACCTGCTTTTGATTTCAACTGACAGTCTGCACGTCGCCATTGTTTTCTTCCTCTTCCGGTACTGGCGTGAACTCCACGCGCTTTACATCAGCAGGAGCGAAATACAGCCACTGGCCCGTTTCTGTCGCCAGCGGCACAAAGCCGTTAACCAGCTCAGGCTGACGTCGTGACATCTTGCCCGTGAAGGTTTCGCCTGTTTGGGTGGTTAGCGTGATTTGGTAGATATCTGACATGATTACCTCTTTGCCTTGTCGCAGCTGTTGCCCTGCTTCTCAGAAGTGCTTAGCCACTTACGGCTTACCCGTCAGCAAGATGTGATCACCATCCTTGCGGGGTTACACAGATCATTATCGAAGCCCCTCAGTGAAGAGCTTCTGTAATGCCTACAGCAGTGGACTGCATAGCGCGCCGGTATTGCGAGGGTGACGGCCAAAAACGTTAATCTTCTCTCGAACGGTTTCGCTGCACATTCGCTCTACGATTCGCCAATCAGCATTTTCAGGTGAGGCTTTCACAGCGACTGCGGAAACAACACGCTCTACCACCCGGCGCAACGAGAATGCCGTGCGACTGATGATGTCGCTGGTTAGCGAAAAGGACGCGATAAACGCCCAGCACCCAGAAAGGAAAGTGGAGATGCGCGGGTAAAACTTAGCCATGTATTACTCCTGTTTGGTGGTTTTCAGTGCCCGGTTATTTGAGGCACTGCTCTTTGATATAGTCCTGCATGCCGCGAATCATTTTGTCAGCGGTTGCGATTCCGTCCCGGTGATCGAAATAATTCCGTCGAGCGTCTGGAGTAAGTTCGGGGGTTCCTGCATCATCCACGCCGGTGGCGGAGGTGGCTTTTGACACTCCAGGGCAGGTTGCGGCGATGCGCAGCCGTTTAACGCCAGAATCGACATCCCGACGCAAATCGTTAATGGTTTTTTTCGCATCGGACAATTCCTTCGTGTATTTGGCATCCAGCGCAGCGACATCGCGCTGGCGGGTCTGCATGTCTTTAATGGTGGCGTTAGCCAGGCGGAGGTTCTTGGTGGCTTTGTCGCGCTGGTCTTTGTAGGTGATGGCATTATCGCGGTAGTGGTTCACGAAGAACGCCAGCACACCGATTAACGCCACCACCAGCAGCTGCAACCCGTAACGCTTAACCAGTGCGCTAATCACGACAGGAACAGAGCGCGCTCCGCCTCACGCCGACGGGTCAGCCCGTTCAGGACCTTACCACCCGCTTTATTCCAGCGCAGGAACTCATCGGCAGCGCCAGCGTAATCTCCGGCGTTGAGTTTTCGCAGGAGAGTAGATGTCGACAGTGACCGGGCGCCGAGGTTGTACGTGAACGACACCAGGGCGTCGAATTGCCCCTGAGTCAGGCCAACCTTGACCAGGCGGGACACGTCGCTTTCGTAGCTGACCAGTCCGGTCTTCAGCAGACGTTCTGCCGTTTCCTGCTTAATCGTCATCCCGGCGCGGATCGGTTTACCGTCGACAGGCTGAGTCCAGCCGTAGCCGATCGTCCACACCCCGACGCTGTCCTGGTAGGCCACGAGCTTGCAGCCTTCAAACGCTTTTATCAGGGCAATGCCTTTATCACTGGTTTGCATTCTTCATCCCCGTCAGGCGTTCCCAGAAGTACGTTAGCGCCACGGAGCCCATCGCTCCGCTAATGCCAGACGTAACCAGAATCATGTAAAGGCTAAGCCCGCTTTCAACGCTGATCAGGCCACCAATGAGACCGGTAAAACCGGACACTGCAATTTGTGCCAGCGCGTTGATCCAGCTCCAGGTGGCTTTGTTCTGCTTCACGTCAATAAGGTATCGGACCAGGCCGCCCCAGCATGACAGGGCAAGGACAATCAGCCATGACACTCCGGCAATGCTTTCTTTATCTTGCATACGTTTAGCCATATCACCTCCGAAAAACGGGGTGCTGTTTGTGTAGTGGGGAAAGGCCGTCAGACACGATAGCTAAGTGGCATCTGGAATTGATTGTCTGCGGCCTGAATAAAAAACCCGGCGACAGGCCGGGAAGATGAGGGTAAGGCAATGTCGGCTCTATGGCCGAAGGGTCCCAGGTAGTGGGTTTGGGTCGCCCGTCTGGATTCGAACCAGCAATCATCCAATTATGATTTGGGAGCTTTACCGCTTAGCTATAGGCAAATAAAAAGGCCGCCTAAGCGACCTGTCTGTTGAGTTGCACCTTCACCACATTTTGAGCCCACGTAAAAAGCCTCTTAGGCCTTCAGCGTGCCTCCTGTAATGCGATGTGCACTCATCGATAACATCATGAGCTGACACAAAGCGAAGCGACTTACAACCGACCTCTTTGTGCAACTTGTTTTTGACGTTGAATATTCGAACACTAAAAGCATCATCCACCTTTCTGATTTCGTAACGATAGGTGATGTTGTTAGTGCCGCCAACATAAAGCTGGAAGTTCTTCATGATGAGGCCTCTCTGTTTTCACTGGAGGCCATATTTTACATAAGTAATAAAAGATTATTAACTTTTAAAGACCACTTGGTTTACATAAAGCACAAAAAACAAAGCCCCGCACGGTGGCGAGGCTCTTAATTCTTTGTCGACCTACGAAGCAATGGCGACGATATCAGATTTACATGAAATATATGCGTTTCAATCCAGTTTTGCAAGACTTCTGTCGAAATTTGTCGCCTTTTGTTGTGAACGTGATCTCGTAACCTGCAACAAAGCACCGCTATCCAGGCGTTGGAAGATACGCCTCATCTCCACCCAGCGCTCCGTAAACGTCTCGGACCAGTTCTTTGGAGTTACACCGACCAGTTCCGCCATCTTCTGATATTCGTAAGTCTCACGGCCCGCCAACTCCCTTTTGACGTCCTGCGCCGCCAGCCAGATTAGCTTCTTCAGGCGCTCCATCGTCTTGCCCGCCACCTTCTTCGCGCCGAGCTGCTCCTGGAACTCCGCCCACGCCCACTGAGTGATCGCCACCTGGTGCTCAAACCTAACGTTTTCGCTGTAGTTCCACAGCAGCCAAGCTTTCTGGTGATCCTCCAGCGACAGGACAGCGCGGCGCCATGATGCGGTACCGAACTCTACCGGGCTGACAAGAGCGATAGATGACCCCTTAGCGCGGGACTGGCTGCCGCTCATCGCAGGGCCATCAGGGTTAACTTTACGGCCGGTGACCGGGTCGGTTATTTTCTTCCGTCCACGACTGCGCGCCGTCGCGGTGAACTGTGCATTCTCGGCGAAAGCTACCAGTTGCCCTTTCGTCGCCCCGCTCAGATCTGCGGTCGCCACAATGAGCTGCTGACGTACGTATTCCAGTTGCTGACTGTTCATGCGGCTTCCTTATGTGGCTTGATGGTTTTGGTCTGGCTGTGCTTTGCTACTGGCGGCATGCTGGCGCGCTTTACGCTTTCGGCCTGGTACCGCAGGAAGTCTGTGTGGTTCATTCGGCCTCCAGTTCGGTGATGGTCAGTTCAAGCCTGCCGCCTTTGACGATCGGCATTCTCTTCACGCTGTAGTAATCAACCTGCTGGTCATCGAGCCAGAAACCGGATTTCGTCAGGGCATCGAATGCGGCCTTTTGTAGATTGTCCAGGTCCCGGCGGCGGCGATCCGGCATGTGGCACTCGATACGGATTTTCACGGGCGTGGTCAGGCCGATATCGAGCATTGAGTCTTTGATAATTCTGGCGACGCTGTCTCGGTACGCCTGCCCTTCTGCGCTGATGTGCGTGCGCCCGCGATTATGCCGATAGTAGCGGTTGTTGCTCGGCGGCCATGGGAGACTGATGCGATATTCATTCATGCTTTTACGAGCCCCTCTTTAAGCCAGATGACCTGAGTGCGAGCCATGCCTTCCAGCGCGCACTCCTTTGCATATTCCGCATCGACCAGGCGGGTGCGGCGATCAATCTCGTCGTGGCAACTGCTGCATGCGATGGTGGCGATCAAGTCAGGCGGCTTGATTCCGGTACCGCAGAGGCCAGCAATACGGATATGCGCCAGCACTGAGGTTTCAGCATCGCCGTTGCAAACTCCGGGGATCCGCACCTGACATTCGCGGCCGCGTGCGGCTTTGCATAAATTAGCCATGCGCCCTCCGTGCCGCGAGACGCAGCCATTTCCGATCCACCAGGCGAGCGGTGTAGTCTTTCAGGGTCGGGATGTCGGACGGCTTAACCGCGGGCTTACGCTGGCGGCGCGCCGGAACGTTGAAGATGTGATTTGTGATAACGCGTGCGAGAGGATTACCCACGGGAAGCCCTCCACTCTTGCGCCCAGGCGATGCGCTTACTGGATGCTTCGGAGAACTTCACACCGCGGTCGGTGCCGAACCAGTAAATCGCCTCGATGACATCGACCATGTAGCGCTTGCTTGATTTGGATGTGCGGACGCCGAAATAAACGCGGCCGCCGTTGATGCCCGGCGCGGATTTCTGTTCCTGGTCCTGGGTCTGATTCACCAGAACGGTGATGAGGTCCTTCCATTCTTCACGGGTAAGCTTTTCGCCGTGCCAGACAACCTGATCAGACAGGTCTTTCAGCAGCGGCCACATCAGACGGTTTTGCTTGTCGGTGCGGGTCTCTTCCCGGGCCTCGACTACCATCGGCGCGCGCGGGTTTACCGGCAGGGTGCGAATGTACGCGATGAGGTTCTCTTTAACGGTGTCGTTAACGATGCAGTAGTGCTGTTTCATGCGCCACCTCCAAGAGGTAACGCAGAATGCAGAAAATCGCAGGTGCATTTCTGCATCTGTGACAAGGTGAGGAGTTCAGATTGTGGTCGCATTTAAGTCCCCTTAAATGCGCAGAAGTCACCGGAGTTGTTCAGGCTCCGATGACATCATTATGGCGGGTTGATTATGGAAAATCAAAGTTAACTTATGCCAAAATTCACATCGGTAAAACCCAGAAAATGAGCGTTAGGGTTCCACAACTGAATGACCTCAAGGCTCTCAGGGATTGAGCCTTTATTTTTAAAAGCTCCGTCTGGAGGGAGCCGTGCTTGAACGTTGCTACGATGTGCTGGTTGAGTAAATCTAAAAAATATTTTCCAGCCTCTTCCCTGCTAATGCCATCGCTCTCTTTGATCCGAGCGACCATGTTTCTCGCAGTATCGATAGCGAACATAATGTTTGCAAACTCAGAGAAAGACCAGTCAGAGCTTGTTTTCCCACTGCATGATGAGTTTGCCCTTTCCGCTTGATAACTAAGCAGGTCTTGGATATTTCTTCGCCTTGACTCGATTAGCGAAGCCTTTTGATAGACTAGCCCTCTCCATGTTATGAAAAGGCTCACGGAAGCTGCGATAGCTGATGCCACACCTGCTACGGCGCTCCATACCTCGGAAGTCATACTACTTTACCTCTTCATTCTTGATGTAACGGGGGTCGCTTGCCTTAGGAAGGCTGATACTCACATCTCGATAATGGCGTAAACGCTCAAGGAAGTAATCACGCAAATGCTCGGGCTGCTTACGCTTAACCACCTCGGCTACAACCAGCATGTTCATATGCTCAATTTATGCGATGTCAGATGCTGTATGGTCAACGTAACCTAGTTGGGCTACTAAGTTTATTGATACGAGGCTGAAATCATAATTCATTTCACCTCCAACCAGATCAATTGAAAGGCCCGCAATGCGGGCCTAGGTTTAAAGCAAGTCGTGTGATCAGGCTCTTAATGTATGTTCTTCTTCTGCCATATTGATTACATTTCTTAAGATGCAGCGAACCTACTCTCAGTTACTATTACAACTTATCCATGGGACTTGTCACTAACAAATCGGAATGTTCATACATCGTCTGCTTGACTCCATGGCCCAGTGTGTATAGAAAGATTTGTCGGCCTTCTTTTCTAGCAAATTTTATAATTGGTACAAAATCTGAATCACCAGTCACCAAAGCATATATATCGGCCTGTTTTTTTAATGACATTGATGACATATCCAACGCAATACGCATATCAACGCCTTTCTGCTGAACGTTAGGCTTAACATTGTAGGCATTAATGGAAGATGTTTTGGAATCACTACTCTTCAAAGCCCATGGGTCAACTTTCCAACCTCGAAAATTCGTCTCACCAAGTCTTACAGCAAAAAAAGGTGTTCTTTTCAGCTCATCAAGCATAACTTTATTTCTTCTCGAAACTTCTGTTTCAGAGAAGTCAATTTTCTCACCACTAATCGGATGCGTCTGTATTCCTGTAAGCGGCTCTGCATCGTAATAATAAACACGATGCAAAATCATACCTTCAAGCTCAGGCCTTTTTGTTAATTTTTCAACGAATACTTTAATTACTTCCGCATCGATTGGCTTGTCCTTTGTGCCTAATTTTGCACGCAAAAAACCAGCATCGATCATGATGGCATATTTTCTGGTCATTGATTATAGGAGTTCATAAAAGGGAGAAGAGGTTGGTGGGTTAAGTTCGCGGGGTAAACCCCTCTTGTATAGTAGCGAACCGCCCACCGTCATTGCGGGTAACTATAATACCAAACTTATTGAAGAGCAAGCTCCCACAAAGGCATATTTATACATCAATGGTGGTAGCCATGTCCCATCCATCCTGAATCACCGGAGAGCCGCCAGCGGCACCCTGAAGCATGGCGGCGCGTTCACGCAGTTCTCTTACATACTCAACCAGTGATCCGCCAGCAGGTACTTCGCACTCCTCGACCAACTGGAAATAGATATCGGCCGCAGCACGGGTATTACTGTGCTTCGCGTCACCCATCTCGCCTTCACGAAGAGCATCGCGTTCGGCGGTAAGATTGGCTATTTGAACGCCCATGGGTTCCAGCTCATCCAGCAGCGCCAGCACTGTGGCGGGGTCACACAACCTGAAGAACAACTCATCAGCATCACTGTTTCCACCAATGAACCCATACTCCATATTTTTATGGTCGGTTTGCAGAACCAAAGAGCCGTCGTTACCGAAGCACTGATATTTAATACTGCCACTGCCATCAATTCTGTCTCCGATGCGACCAGGCGTAGCCTTCTCCGCCGCCTCGCGTAATGTGCGTTTGTCGATGTTGCTCATTGGGCGGCCTCCTCCATGGCTGGGTCTGCTGGTAAAGTCATGTGCGGCACTTCAATCAGTTCTGCCCGAGCATCAGCCGTGTTAAGCGCCATTAATGCGACGATCCGCTTCTGCTCAGCATCCATTCGTAACGCTACTGTCTTGCCGTTCATATTGAAGAACACCGCAACGTTTTTGATATCTTCGATTTTCATACCCCTACCCTCCCCCAAACCATCAATACCCTTCTCATCGCCGCGCTGTTGCGGCACTCCTGGCAGATCACGTTTGCCTCTGTACGCTGCACCAGCTTCGAATTTCCCTTCGGCATAGCCGGGATTGTTTCTGGTGCGTATTTCATGCCGTAATCGGTCAGCCGATAAAGCCGCTGTCCGTGCTTGCCTTCGAACTCGATCAGGCCGTCTGCAAACAACGTACTTAACGGGCCGGAAATCTTTTTGGTGGTCATGCCGATCATGCTGGCAATACGAGCACTGTTCAGGCCCGGGTTGTTACGCAGGGCTGCAAGAATCTGCCCGCGGATTGTTATGGTCATCAGAATCCCCCTTTCTTTTTCGGCTGCTGCTCACGCCCGCGGCGTTCTGCGGCGGCGGCCTGCTGGTCTGTGTCGTAAATTGCCCCGTTGATCTGATTGCAATAAACCGTTCCGGTACTGCCGTGGCGATTGAGTCGCAGGATTAACTCGGTTTCTCCCGGCGGCACGCTGTCATCGAAAGCACCTTCCCGGTGGATACCAACCCAGTAGTCGCAGTCCTGCTCAATCTGTCCTGTGTCGCGGGAATCGCTCGGTAACGGGCGTTTATTCACTCGCTTCTCCAGTTCGCGGTTGAGCTGGGTCAGCAGCACGACGACGCAGCCAAGCTCTTTAGCGAGGTTCTTCAACCCTTTGGTGATCATCCCGTAGGCAAGGTCATTACGGTCGGCTTTTTCGGCGGTCATCAGAGTCAGGTAGTCAACCAAAATCATTCCTACGCAGCCCTTCTCGCGCTTGATTCGGCGGCTTTCGCTAACGATGTGCGCCAGTGACAGGCCAGGAGTATCGTCGATGTACAGCATGTCGATTTCACTCAATCGCCCGGCGGTGGCGATCGCCTTCTTAAAGTCGCCGTCGTAATCGCCCTGGTACTGGTCATCGGCGTCATCCGTGGCTGGCATGTAAAAAATGCTCGGGTTAACTCCAGACTTCTGACCAACCAGTTTTTCAAGGATCTGATCGCCTGGCATTTCCAGGCTGAACATCAATGCTGGCTTTTTCTCACGAACCGCGCAGTTGATCGCCATCTGCCCGTACAGGGTTGTCTTGCCCATCTTTGGCCTTGCGCCAATCACGAACAGAGAACCTTTAACCAGGCCTTTCGGCGCTAACAATCGGTCGAGTGACGGGATACCGGTACTCATGCCGCGCTGTTCGCCTGAAGGGTCAAATCGCTTCTCCAGATCCGCCACCCAGTCATCCATAACCTCGCCAAACGACCGCAATCCACGGCGACTACCGGTTTTTGAATGGTCTGCGAGCTGGGTGAAAATACCCTGAATGGCCTCGTACTTCTGCGTGGCGCTCATGCCATTGCGGGAATAAAGCAGCTCAGTAGCTTCGGTCAGGCGGCTGATACCGTAGCGCTCCATTGCGGCTTCCCGGACTGACGCAGCGTATGCCACGATGTTTGCAGCGCTTGGAGTGTTTTTGGCGATCTCTGCCAGGTAAGCAAAGCCACCTACCTGCTCCGCTAGACCTTTGCCTTCAAGTGCGTCGAACAATGTCAGGCCATCGACTGGCTTGTTGTCGCGGAACATCTGGCGCATCTCGGCAAAGATCAGCTGGTGAGGTCGGCTGTAGAACGACTCAGGCTTGAGCATCGCCAGAACCTTCTGGACTCGCTCGCTGTTGTCATCATCCAGCAGCAGGCCACCGATAACGCTCTGCTCTGCTTCGAGGTTTTGTGGTACAGCCATGAATTCAGCGGTCATCACGATCCCCCTCGCGCACTTCGATGTAGAGCTTTTCTGTCAGGAACTTATCGAATTTCATGCGGCGCCAGGTCTTCCCGGATTTCTGGTCTGGTCGGTCTTCAAGCATCCAGCGGCAGTTCTGAGCGATGTAGCGCAGATAGCTTCTGAAACCGTCCATATCCATCGGCTTGCCGTCCAGGTTGCGGGCAATTTTGTTAGCCTTACCCCAGAAGGTGCGGATCAGATTGCGTCGCTCATCAGTGAGGCATCTCCATCCCCGTGCTTCAGGCAGTTCGTCTTTCAGGCATTGCCATACTTCATCGCATGACAAACGTGACTTTTTCTCTTCAGCGGGTTTCTGGTCATTTGCGACATACTTACTACCGTTAGGTAGTAAGTTATTTAATATATTGTTATCTGTGGACACTGGCTGGACATCGGCTGGACACTCCACCTCCGCAGGCATTGGTACGACTGCGTTTGGGCTGGACACTGGCTGGACATCGGCTGGACAAAAATTTGACTGATATTCGTCATATTTGACCACTTTTAGAACAGTAAAACGGTTGTTCGATTTGGTGGTGATCATGCCCAGGTTCTGGAATTTACGGAGCAGTGATTTAACGCGATCAGCGGTCAAACCCGTTTCCATTGCCAGTGTATTACGACCTGTAATGAACTCTCCGCGTTCGCAGATCACATCGCCAACATCAGTCGAAACCATTGTCTGTTCGTGATTAGCGCGCAGGAGCAGGTGAACCCATAAATGAGCCGCCTCAGCATCCTTGTAGAACGGCACATCCATAATTTTACGGTGCAGCAAGGCAAACCCCTTACCGTCATTCGTGCGCGGTTTCTGGAGCCTTCTGGCCTCTCTGGCTTCGGCTAAATTAGATACGTTACCCACGGCCACTCTCCTTACGTTTCAGCTCTTCCAGGATGGCGCGCATCTTCTCTGCCACAATCGGATTAACCGAGCGGATGAAGCGGTCGCGGGTTATGTTTTTATGTACAGCGGTATGGTAATAGCGTGGATTTTTTGCCATTATTCCTCCTGCAATGAGTGCACACGATTTGCATCTGAAGGCCAGTTCTGTTCGAGCAGACTGGCTTTCGCCGTTTTTGATACTTCCCATCACATAACCCCTAACATTGAAGTGACCATCGTCATCAGCGGCCCTACCTGCTCCGGCATGAGGCGGAACAGCGACGCTATACCCTCGCTTACCTCTTTCAGCTTCTGATGCTCTGGAGCACCCAGAAGAACTGCCTGTTTTGCTTCTGCGCACTCTTTCATGGCATCAGCAATCAATTCCTCTTTCGTCTTGCCTTTCACCAGACCGAACTGCCGGGCCACCAGCTCGCTATCCCGCGCCATCACATCAACAATGACGGGGATGAGCAGCGTCAGTCCCTTGTCGTTCTTGGGGCCAGGTTCGTTAATCATCCGGAAGAAGTTCTGCTTGGTGTTGTGCTCAGATCCAGCCAGCAGCAGACCGCGCCCGCCGCGTGCCAGCCACTCTTTTGCTACCAACTGCGAAATGTGGACCTGAGCCTGCCCAGGCGTTGCCTTCTGCCAGGCGCGAACAGCTTCGCGAATACGAGTCAGCTTACTGTTATTGCGCGGAACACTTTGATAAATCGAAATCAACGGACGTTGTTCAAGTCCGGTACTCTGTTGATACGTAAGTGATTGCATCTCGCTATCCCTTTCGTTGAATAGTTAATGATTGGCTGATTGCTCAGCCGGTTTAATAGGGTTCCAGATTGTTAAAGAGCGGTGGTGCTTACGGGGTTTTGCTGTGCGGGAAAGGCTTAATTTCTTCAGCCTTGATTTTCCCGTCGGGCAGTCTGTTGATAAAAATCTGACGCCCAACCCTAATTGCCTTGCTGATTGCCGTCTGGTGTACACCGATAGCGTCAGCTGCTTTGGCTTGGCCTACCTCGCCAACAAACTCAGCTAAAGAAATCTTCATGTAGTTGCTCCTTTGAGTGCATAACCAAACAATACCAGAAGTATTACACAAATCAATACCCGCGGTATTTTTAAAATATGAGCTTTGGTATTAATATTTGATAATGGAAAAGAAAAAGATCCTCACCCCCGCTCAAGTGGCTGATTCACAGCGTTTGAAAGCCCTTTACGAAGCGAAGAAAAAAGAACTGGGTATAACTCAGCAGTCCATTGCGGACGCGCTCGACATATCCCAGGGTGCCGTCGGCCATTACCTCAATGGAAGGAATGCCTTAAATACAGCGGTAGCATCGGTCTTTGCCAGGCTTCTTGGGGTTAGTGTCTCTGATTTCAGCCCGTCACTTGCGAGGGATATCTCTGATATGAGCTCGGTGGCGTCGGAAAATACTTCTTTCGCAGGGCATTATTCACCTGGCTCAAAATATCCGGTGATTAGCAAAGTTCAGGCGGGCGCCTGGTGTGAAGCGGTTGAGCCGTACACCCTAAAGGATATAGACCTTTGGCTTGAATCAGATGCTCACATTCAAGGTGAGGCATTCTGGCTACAGGTAGATGGTGACTCAATGACAGCACCGGCGGGTCTTAGCATCCCAGAAGGAACCTTTGTCCTCTTCGATACTGGGCGCGAGGCAATCAACGGCAGTCTGGTAATAGCAAAGCTATCCGATTCGAACGAGGCAACATTTAAGAAGTTAGTGATCGACGGTGCGCAGAAGTACCTGAAGGGTTTAAATCCACAGTGGCCATTGGTAGCGGTGAATGGTAACTGTCGAATTATCGGTGTTGCTGTAGAGACGAAGATGCGGCTGGTCTGATCGGCAAGGTGTTTTGGTCGGCGTATAGCTGGTAGCGGCCTGAAGAGACGTTTGGGTAGATGATTTTTATTTTTCACAGCAATAGGATGATTTATGACACAGTTTCAACTTGCGTTAATCGCCAGGGAAGTTGATGGAGAAGTCATCCATCTTCGCACCAAAGACGGATACATCAATGCCACCGCAATGTGCAAGTCTGCAGGGAAACTGCTTGCTGACTATACACGACTAAAAACAACACAAGATTTTTTTGATGAATTATCACGCGATATGGGGATTCCCATATCGGAGTTAATTCAATCATTTAAAGGCGGAAGAGCAGAGAATCAAGGGACCTGGGTTCATCCAGACATCGCAATTAATTTAGCGCAGTGGCTATCTCCAAAATTTGCAGTGCAAGTTTCAAGATGGGTACGTGAGTGGATGTCAGGCGAAAGAGCTCCTGCCGAACTTCCTATTCATCTTAAGCGGTATATGACAAACCGAGGCAGGGTTCCTCATACGCACTTTTCTATGCTTAATGAACTGACGTTTAACTTGGTTGCGCCACTTGAGCAGGCCGGATATACGCTGCCAGAAAATATGGTCCCTGATATTTCAGAAGGTAGGGTTTTCTCGCAATGGCTCCGTGACAACCGGGGAATTGAGCCGAAGACATTCCCAACATATAACCATGAGTATCCAGATGGCCGGACTTTCCCGGTACGTCTATACCCAAACGAATATCTTGCAGATTTCAAACAACACTTCAATGAAGTGTGGCTGCCTCAGTACGCTCCTAAATATTTTGCTGAACGAGACCAAAGGGCTTTGACGCTGATTGAGAAAATCATGCTGCCTGATCTTGATTCCTAAATGCCACAACCCGGCCACCGCGCCGGGTTTTTTATTGCCCACCCATAAAGCTATCCCCCATTCTGCCGATAACTATCCAGCCTGAAGCTGATAACAACAACTATCGCAACACTACCTGCCCGCCCGTGCGGGCTTTTTTATTGCCCCTTCCTCACCAACTCCGCAGCATCCCTGTTAGCTCCCTTCCCTATCACGTTTCCTGTTTCCTTCCGGTACTGCTTCAGCTTGTCGATGATGTTTTGCTGGGTCATGGGTAAATCAGCCAGTGACAACTCCATGACCGCCCGCCCCATCGCCTTAATTTTCATGCTTATACGCTCTTCATCCAGAACCATGCATATCCCTCCTGCTGTTTTTTTAAGCGTAGCACTGGTATTTACAAAAATAAAATCACATCAAATTCATACTCTTAGTATTAATCAAAGATTTATTAATACTAGCGGTATTGCTATATATTAATACCGCTAGTATTGTTAACCCATCGAAACGAAACATCGACAGCTGAGCGAAGTTAGCCAGCGGCGGACAGTAAGTCGCCTGCTTTTTAACAACATGCAGATTTACAGCGTCAATGACCTGTTAAGACCCCCACACGAAAACGTGCTGTATCACCGGGTGCGATCCGGTCGGTGAGAGAGTATCCCCGCGCGAGAGCGAGAACGGCGTGAGAACGGGCAACACTGGCAGGGAGTTGGCGCTGATTCAACTTAGAGGAGTGATTCCAATGAAGCACTAAAGCGGACAGACCGCACTTTCAAGCCGCAGTAATGATGCGGCCCCGAGTCTCTATGAGAGCCAGAAGCAGGTCCGAACTGCGACATACCGCTGGTCAGGGTTAATCGAGGAAAAGGGTATGCCGGTAAAGCAGCGCGAACGCCAGACGCGCACCGGTTATGAGCGGCGATGAGCGACAGAGACTCAAGGGCATGAGCGCGGCCACTGCGAGAGTGTGGCGAAGTGCTTTGGGATGAAGCGGCGTGGGAAATCGGTGACACGCACAGCGTCTACGTGAGCGCATCGTATTTCACGATTGGGCAGGCAGGTGGCCCAGAGAGTTCGGTTTCGTCCGACCTTGAACACATCGCCGGGGTAACGTCCGGCCTTCACCACCAAAGCATTTCTCCCGCATAAGCGGGTAACGACAGAGGGTAAGGGTATGTGTAAACGAATTGATGGGGAGATTATCCGGGGCGTCATTAACGATCCTCGACTCTTCTCAGGAATCGAACGTGTCAGAAGCGGCAGAGTTCAGATGTTTGGAAAGCGGATTGTCCAGGGTGGAAAGTGCATCCAGGAATGCGACTTTGAAATCACGCCACCAGAAAGGAGTTGGTACTCAAAGGAAATTGATGGGGTTTGGCATTGGGTTGAGGGTTGTGATCATTGTAATGGCTCACCTATTAAATGGGCCTATGCTCGCTGTGACAAGCATGATGTCTGCGTTGATTGCGGTGTAGATAGAGAGCGTGCAGCTAAATCTCCAGGCATTGATGGAATTGGTGCTGTTTGGGGTTGCAGTGACGGATGGCGTTGCAATGACTGTCAGGAACAAATTAACAAAAAGCGTCTTGCAGAAGCAGAGGCGCGGATCGTTCCTGATGATGAATATGATGAGATGGATTTTTGGCACGAAGATGAGGCTCGCTGCCCATGGTGTAAGGCTGAAATTTCCACCGATGAATCATACGACGCCTGCCAGGAAGAGCATCAATGCCATGAGTGCGAGCGCCACTTCAAACTGACGGCGGAGCACTCCGTGACTTGGACAACAATTCGAGCAATCAAAGCCGCCTAACCAGCGGCTTTTTTCATACCCAAACGGGTTCAAAGAGCCTGTTTCGTTATGACAACCGGCGGCCATCCACCGCCCATTAGCGCAGAAGTCTTGTATTAACCGTTCCGTTCGCCGCGATAAGGCCAAGAGGATTTATGAGCAATAAAGAATACGAACAGGCGTTTCCAACCCGAGATGATAATTACGACTCCAAATACTCTGGCCCGGGCATGACGCTGCGTGACTACTTCGCGGCGAAGGCTATGCAGGGAATCATCAGCAGCGAATGCAACTATGGAGCGTTTAGTGATTTAGCAAGCGATGCATACAGCATTGCCGACGCAATGCTCCGCGCCCGGGAGGAATCATGACAGTCACCCACAACGGCAAGCAGTACACAGCCAAAAAGCTCAACGATAACGAGTGGCAGCTGACGTCGGTATCGGCACCGCGTGAAAAGCTGGTACTTAACCGCTGGCAGATGCATATCGCTGGCCTCCTGGAACAGGTTGAGGTGAAGGTATGATTGGAATGCACTACGGCACCGCATCAGTGCCGCGTAGCGAGGTTTTACCGGGCACTATGCTGCAACACCACGGCAAAACTTATCGCGCCTCTGCGAACGTTGAGAAAGGCCTGTACGCCTTCAACATCTTCGAAAAAACCATCATCAAAAGTGACTCCGTTGTTGTGCTGCTGAATGAGCGCGGCGAGCCAATGGTTCACTGATACCAACCACCCTATTCAACCGATCGGCCTGGCATTACGCGGGCGGGATCTGCACATCCAAATTTCAGGAGAAACCATGAGCGAAGTAATGGACTTAACTGTCATCGAAATCAAGCCGGAACAGGCGCCAGTGCTTTACGTAGCGGGCGGCCTTGACGCTTACCTCGAGCAAATCCGCCAGGCAGTAAACGAAGTTCCGGACCTGTCCACGAAGAAAGGCCGTGACCGAGTAGCCTCTCTGGCGGCGCAGGTGTCCCGCAGCAAGACGGCAATCGAAAAGCCGGGTCGTGAGTACCTGAAGCGCCTGAAAGAAGCTGTGCGCCCCGCTGAGGCCGAAATTAAGCGATTCGTTGATGCCTGCGACGACCTGCGCGACGCGACCCGCCGCCCTCTAACCGAATGGGAGGTCGAGCAGGAGCGCATTAAGGCTGAAGAAGCCATGAACGCTCTGCACGCCGAAGCGCTGGAAATGAACATCAAGTTCGATCAGGAGCTGGCGGCCAAGTTCGAAGCAGACCACGAAATGGCTCTGCTGATGAATGAAAAGTTTGACCGTGACCGCGAAGAGCAGCGCCGCCTGGCGGAACAGGCTCAGCGTGAGCACGAAGAACGCATTAAGCGCGAAGCGGCAGAACAGGCCCGCCGCGATGCCGAAGCGAAGCACAAAGCGGAGATTGAAGCCGCAGCACGCCGTGAAGCTGATGAGAAAGCACGTGCAGAAGCTGCGGAGCGCCAGCGCGTCGAAGCGGAACAGCGTGCAGCTCGCGAGAAGCAGGAAGCAGAAGCCCGGGCGGAACGCGAAAAAGCCGCGGCAGTGGAAGCTGAGCGCCTCAAGGCAAAACAGGCAGAAGAGAAACGCCTAGCCGAAGAGAAGCGCATCGCAGACGAACAGGCAAAGCGCGAAGCTGACGTAAAGCACCGCAAGACGGTCGGCACCAACATCGTTAACGCGCTCACCAGCAATACCAGCTTAACCCGCGAACAGGCTATCGAAGTTCTTACCGCTCTAAAAGATGACCTGATCCCCTGCGCGAAAATTCATTACTGAGGCAACCATGAACGCATACCTAACTTACGACCGCATCGAAGATCGGCGATGGGCTGAGCAGCAACTCACCGACGAAAAAGAGAAGTGGATCGACGACCGGGCGCAGCAAATTATCGACATGATGCCAAAAGAGCCGTCCGGCATCTTCCACTTCACGGTCCCGATTGACTCCAGCCCGTACGAAGGACTTCGCAGTGATCAAGCTGGCGAGGCCTACAACGATTTCATTTCAGCAGTTGCTTACGCCCAGGCGGAATACGACTGGGGGCACCGTACCGGCTGCCCGTTTTAAGGATGCATGAAATGTCTGAATCTAAAACTCACTACCGAAAAGCTTTTGACTCCCCTTACCTGAGCAGCGCCGACATCGTTGAGCCAACGGTGCTGACGATCGCCCGGGCAACGTTAGAAAACGACAAAACAAAAAAATCCAAAGACGTTTTTAACACTGCTTATTTTGAAGAGCGCGAGCTGCGCCCCGGCGAAAAGCTCAAGCCGATGATTCTGAATGCCACCAACAGCAAGATGCTGAAAAGCATTACCGGCTCGCCATTCCTTGAAGATTGGGTTGGCGTAAAGGTCACGGTCTACGTCGATAAAAATGTCCGGTTCGGAAAGGAATCGGTTGAAGGCCTCCGCTTAAGCCCGGCGCGCGTTACAAAGCCGGTGCTTTCGCCGGATAAAACGCAGGCATGGAATAACGCTAAAGCAGCATTCAAACGCGACGGCAACCTTGATGCAGTGCTGGCGAGAATGGATATTTCTCCGGAGCATCGCCGCCAGCTTGAGCAGGAGTGTTCATCATGATCTGGCACGACGTCGAGCAAAATGGTGAAGAGTGGGACGCTCTTCGCCTGGGTAAGGCCACCGCGTCAAACTTCGGCGTGATCATGGCTAATGATGGGAAGGCTTTTGGTGAGCCAGCCAAGCGTTATGCCCTTCAGCTGGCTCTTGAGCAGATTAAAGGGTGCAAGTCTGAGTTTGGCTTCTCAAACGAGCACATGGAGCGCGGGCACGAACAGGAGCCAATTGCCCGCATGCTGTACGAAGAGATGAACTTCGTCGACGTGGATAACGGTGGATTCTTTGATCACGAAACATACGGCGACAGCCCCGACGGCCTCGTTGGCCAGGACGGGCTAGTTGAGATTAAGTCGGTCATTGCCGCCACCCACTACTCCACCCTCACCCGCGGCTCCTTCGATCCGGCATACAGATGGCAACTGGTCGGTCACCTTGATTGCTCTGGCAGGGATTGGGTGGACTTCATCAGCTACTGCTCAGACTTCCCGGACGGTAAGCAGCTCATCGTCTATCGCCTTACAGCTGCTGAATGTGAATCAGAAATAGTCCGGCTTCGCGCGCGCAGAAAAGACTTCCTCGAACTTGTTGCGGACACGAAGCGCCGCATTCTGGAGCTCGAATGAAACGCACACCTTTCTACCGCAGGCCCGGGCGAACCGGGCAATTCTCCGGCCTCCGTGAGCGCGTTATCTGGATGATTCAGACGCGCGGCCGCCCGGTCACCGGTAGCGAAATAGCCGAGAAGTTTGGCGTAACGCTCATTGAGTTTAACCGGGTCGCCAACGGGATCACCCGCGGCTCCGGACAGATAGCGCAGATCGTTGAGTCGGAAAAATGGATCAACGAGGACGGCATCTGCGACCGGACATTCGACCTGGCCACGAAGCCAAAGGTCGTAACACCACAGGGTAAATCGCGCCTGTTCACCCGGCGCGCCATAGAGCAGTCGCAGGAAGGTAGGCGGCAGGAATGCATCGAACGTGCCGCACGCCGTAGCAGACTGATTGCTCAGGGCCTCTACATCGACGAAATGGAGTCAGTGCTATGAAAGCGTGGTCACTCGAAGAGCTGGCGCTGCTGTGGCGACACTCAAACGCTGAAGTCGCTGAGATTACCGGCCGCAGCATCGATGAGGTCGGAGATAAGCGGCTGCAAACCAATATTGAGCGTAATGGCTGGGATGTTAACGATCCGGATCGGGAGGATGTATGACCTATCAACTCCACGTCGGGCGTTGCGAAGACGTCCTGAAAACGCTGCCGGATAACTCAGTTGACGCCATCGTGACGGATCCTCCGTATGGCCTGAGTTTCATGAACCACAAATGGGATTATGACGTCCCGACAGTTGAGCAGTGGCAGGAATGCCTGCGCGTTCTCAAGCCTGGCGGACACCTGCTGGCGTTTGGCGGATCACGTACCTATCACCGCCTTGTAGTTAATGCAGAGGATGCCGGTTTCGAAATCCGCGACCAAATTCTCTGGATTTACGGAAGCGGCTTCCCCAAGTCGCATAACCTCGATGGCGATTTTGAAGGCTGGGGAACTGCCCTTAAGCCTGCGCACGAACCGATCGTCATGGCTCGCAAGCCATTCAAAAACACGGTGTCGGCGAACATGGCTGAGCACGGCACCGGGGCGATCAATATTAATGCCTGCCGCATCCCTACCGACGAGGCGCTAAATGGCGGTGCTGGCGGCCTGCTTTCACATAAGCGTGACGGTACCGAACCTGTTGCTGATTACGAGCAGGCACCAGAGGGGCGCTGGCCGGCAAACATCATTCACGACGGAAGTGATGTTGTCGTGTCAGCGTTCCCGGATGCGAAAGGCCAGCAAGGAGCGCTTACCGGCAATGAGCCAAGCTCTAAAATGGGTGCGGCGAATTGCTACGGGCAAATGGACCGGCGGCACGAATCAACTCCACGCATCGATAGCAGCAAGAGCGCTGCCCGCTTCTTCTACTGCGCCAAGGTCAAACCGAAAGAGCGCGATGAAGGCCTCGAGAGATTTATCGCCACGTCAGCCAGCGACATGACCGGCGGACGCAAAGAAGGGAGCGTCGGCATTAACGATCCGCGCGCCGGTGCCGGGCGTACCAGTGGTGCGAAGAATAATCACCCCACCGTTAAGCCGATCGCTCTGATGAGTTATCTCTGCAGGTTGATTACTCCGCCTGGCGGTACCGTGCTTGATCCGTGGATGGGAAGCGGGAGCACAGGCCGGGCAGCTATAGAGGAAGGTTTCAACTTCATCGGCATCGACCTGAACCCGGATTACATAACTATTGCTTCTGCGCGAATTGCTCACTCCTTCAAAAAGACGACGGAGGCCGCATGACGCCAGCAGCTTATTACAACGAATTCGACCCATTCGCTGCACAGTGGCTGCGTAACCTGATCGCCGGCGGTCATATCGCACCTGGCGAAGTTGATGAAAGGAGTATTGAAGATGTCACACCTGACGATCTGCGAGGATTCACGCAGTGCCACTTCTTCGCCGGAATTGGCGTCTGGTCTCATTCACTGCGCCTCGCCGGATGGCCTGACGATAAACCAGTCTGGACAGGCTCCTGCCCGTGCCAGCCTTTCAGCGCGGCAGGCAAAGGAGATAGGTTTGCTGACGAGCGGCACCTTTGGCCCCACTTCTTCCACCTCATCAGCGAGCGCAGACCTCAGCATGTCTTTGGCGAACAGGTTGCAAGCGGTAACGCAAACACATGGTTCGACCTTGTACAAGCTGACCTGGAAGGAATGGAATACGCCTTCGGGCTTGTGCCGTTTACGTCAGCGAGCATCGGTGCGCCGCACATCCGAGAACGCGCTTACTGGGTGGCCCACGCCAGTGGTTGGAGACATGACGGGCGGACCGAGACCTCCGGACAAAAAGCGAGGACCTGCCCCGGGGTTGCAGTCAGCGACTGCGTTAGCCGGGTGGCCAACTCCAACTGCTGCAGCGACGACCGGAGCTGGGACGTCCGGGCGAATGGGTGGGATGAACATTCAGACGGCAGTCACTTTAACGGGATGGCCCACTCCAACCACCGAATCAGCGATGAGGGAGAAAAGGTACGCACAGGGCGGGATGCCGCTCTCCATGGCAGCGAGTCTGTGCGGACCCTTGAGGTTAACGGTTTTTGGCGAGATGCGGACTGGCTCTTATGTCGAGATGGCAAATGGCGTCCAGTTGAACCCGGCACATTCCCGCTGGTTGATGGGGCTGCCGCGCGCCTGGGACGAGTCGAGTCCGGGGTGGCAAGAGTGGCAAGCAGCAACCGCGTCGGCCGACTCAAAGGCTACGGTAACGCCATAAACGCACAGGCTGCGGCTGAATTTATCCGGGCCTATATGGAGGGTTTATGACACCAGAAACAGACAACGCCATCCGCGCCGCCTGCCGCCGTTGCACCGAAGAAATCCAGCAGGCCATGCGCAAGAAGCCAAAGCCAAACTGGAACGAAACGGTGCCTCCCATCATCAACAAGCATCACAAGAAAATAGAAGCTCTGGGAGTTAGCCTCCTGGAGTTCGTCGTATACACAGGGCGGCTTAATCGCCGCTTCGGAGTTGATTCATGAGCAATTCGATAGCAGACGGAGCGAAATTAAATCCGGAAACATTCGCAGATTTCATTGAGCGCTTGAGGTATCACCATCGCGGCGATGGTGTTAATCGTCACGCCACCGCCGATCCGATTTTCATGGTTCAGAAGCAGGCAACCATTTATGGCCTGGCAGAAGAGTACGGAGAATCGAAGATAGTCCATTTCGACGAATGCGAATGGGAAAGCCCGCAAGAGTATTGGGACGATCTGGATGAACAGCAGCAGGAAGAGTTAAACGCCTTCTGCGTTGACCAGTGCGACACTGCCTTTACCGATCTAGACGAAGAAGCTCAGTGGGAAGTGCTGGCTGACCTTGACGGCCACACTGTCTGCGGAACTCGTAAAGAGTGGCAGAACATCAACGCTCACTTTACCCGCGAAGCAGCGGAGGCTTTCATTCGCCGTAAGCAGCATGATTACCCTCCTCTGCGGGTCTACGTCGAGAGCATGTACTTCGGCTGGGAGTATCAGGAAATCGTCCGCGCTCTATGCGACGGAAGACTGGTGCTAACCGAAAAAAATAGCGGTGCAGCATGAACAGAGCCTCACCAGTTGATTTGAGGAAAAGCCTCGAAATCGCCAACCACCTGGCGCACATCGGGATTCGCTTTGTGCCGATTCCGGTGGCGTCTGAGGAAGAATTCCAGACGCTGGCCGCCGAGCTATCACGACGGCTTGAGCAGATGGCAGTCGAAGCCGAAAAGAATGAAGGCGGCGCAGCATGAAAGCACTAATCACCAGGTCGCTAAAGCGGCCTTTTTTATTGCTGGCGTTCACCTTCAACCGTATTAACCGACAGTTCCGGGAGCATTGAACATGGACATCATCGACACCGCAGCAGAGATTGAAGAGCTTCAGCGTAACGCTGCCCTTTCCGCTCACCGAGTGAACCGTAACGACGTATCAGCTGAGCGTTGTGAAGAATGCGACGAACCAATTCCCGAACCACGGCGCGCTGCCGTGCCCGGCTGCCAGACGTGCGCGGATTGCCAATCCGTCATTGAGTTGAAGAATAAGCAGAGGGGGATCCAGTGAAAGAGCGCGGAATGATTTTTAACGGAGAGATGGTGCGCGCCATCCTCGACGGCCGGAAAACGCAAACGCGGCGAATTATGAAGGTCCAGCCAGACACTCCAGAGTTTGGCCTGCGACGCATTATTGAGTCGTCCATAGCCAATGAGATCGGAATGTATTTTTGGTCTCAAGAAGACGCCCGTGGAATTAAAGCGCGCTCAAAGCAGTTTTCTTGCCCGTTCGGCGACGTTGGCGATCGCATCTGGGTGCGCGAAACGTTCTGCGCGGTTCCTGATCATGAAGAGCCTGCTGGTTGTTCGGCTCTGCTTTATGCGGCAGACGGCAACGGCCCGTATGGTAAATGGACGCCTTCGATTCACATGCCGCGCTGGGCCAGTCGTCTAACCTTGGAGATTACCGGCATGCGAGTGGAGCGCTTAGCCAGCGTCAGCGATGAAGACGCGGGGAAAGAAGGTTATCCCGCAAATCCTGCGCCTTACGGCGGGACCATGGATAAATGGCTGTGGTTCCGCGGGTTATGGGACAGCATCTATCCGGATCAAAGCTTCAAGCACAACCCTTGGGTCTGGGTAATCGAATTTAAGGTGGTACCCAATGTTCAGGATAATCCAGTCTAATACCTGGTACGCCGATCACCACGGCGCGCCCTGCAAAATCCTCCGCGCTACCCACGAAGTAATCCACTACACCCGCAACGGTCGCACCTGCATCGCCAGCATGGGCCGCTTTCAACATGAATTCGAGCCGCTGACCAAAGCACAGGCCGAGCGGGTCGCCGAAGAAATCGAAACAGCAGAACACCTGAAGAAGCTGCGCGCCCAGCGTGCGGCATGAGGAGAGATTATGAAGGAGTTACGTTTTTATGGTGCAAGCGATGACCTATTTGAGTGTGAGGGTGCCATTCGAGAGGAAATCGGCTGTTACAGTCATCCGGGCATTTATCACCTGAAATCAGCTGAAGGCGAAATGCAAGTCATCGCCACTTACACCGATAGCGGCTGTTGGTCTATCGGCGTCTGTCAGATTGATGAAGATGTCCCGATCCCAAAGTGGGAAACATCGTTCAGCACGCACGAGAAAGGCTATAGCGTCGTCCTTACCATTCAGGTTCCAGATGACACTGTTCTGGTGCAGGAAGACGAATGACGCAACTGATAGCCAGTTATGAGCTGGCTATTGGGTGCGAAAGCACTGCTCCGTTATCCCCCATTTCGCCCGGCCCCGCGCCGGGTTCTTTTTTGCCTGGAGACACCCATGAGCGACATTATTCAGCTGGTACCAAACAAATGGGTCACAGAGGAACTTTTAACTGCGACAACCGGCATGTCAAAGCACATGATTCAGCATGCCCGCCGGTCTACCTGGATGGAGGGAAAGCATTATCGCCATGTTGCCCCTGATATGGCACCTAAGCAAAACAGCCCAATCATGTATAACCGCGATGAGATAAACCACTGGATCGAGCACCAAAGCCCAGCGAAACGCCGGAGAATATCTGCTTAAATGTCCTTTGGCACATCAAACGAGGAATGATTATGGCAGCATACCCAACAGGCGTAGAGGTTCATGGCGAATCGTTACGCATATGGTTCATATATCAGGGAAAGCGTGTCAGGGAAAATCTCGGCGTTCCTGACACGCCAAAAAACAGGAAAATGGCAGGCGAGCTTCGGGCTTCAGTCTGCTTTGCGATAAAGACAGGCACATTCAATTATGCCTCGCAATTCCCTGATTCATCGAACGCAGAGAAATTCAGCACTGTCAGAAAGCAAATCTCACTACTTGAACTGAAATCGAAATGGCTTGGGCTTAAGGAGATGGAGCTTAGCCTCGGGACGTTGAGGCGTTACGATTGCCACCTCACAACCACTATCGAAACAATTGGTGAGCACAGGTATATCGGCAGCCTGAACACTGAAGATATCCTTAGTGCCAGGAAGGAGCTACTGAACGGCTGGCAGAAAACCAGGCATGGACTGAATCATCCACCCAAAAAAGGAAGAAGCGTTCCTACCGTCAATAGTTATATGGCATGTCTTGGCGGGATGCTTGGCTTTGCTTTCAAAAGTGGCTATCTGAAAACCGATCTGATGGCAGGCATCTCCCCGCTCGCAAAAGAAAGGCCCATTCCAGACCCTCTGACTTCTGACGAGTATCAGCGAGTGATCGCGGCCTGCCCAACCCAGCAGTTTCAGAATATGGTTATCTTTGCGGTTAATACAGGCGTCCGGCATGGGGAGCTTAGCGCATTAGCCTGGGAGGATGTGGACACTGTTAACTGGACAGTTACAGTGTCACGTAACTATTCCATGAAGGGTAACTTCACCCTGCCCAAAACCAATGCCGGGATTCGGACTATACAGTTGACCCAGCCAGCAATTGACGCGCTTAAAGCGCAGATGCCACTGACCAGAATGATGGCGTCACACAAGGTAAGCGTCAGCCTACGGGAATACAAAAAAAAGAGAACCGATGAATGCACCTTTATATTCTCGCCGTCCATTACTTCAATGAACGGTAAGAAGACGATGTGCTACGTCCCCGGATCCATTAATTCAGCCTGGCGCACTGCCCTGCGTCGTGCAGGCGTCCGACAAAGACGGTCTTATGAAACCAGGAACACATATGCGTGCTGGGCACTGGTCGCCGGAGCGAACCCAAATTTCGTTGCGCACCAGATGGGCCATTCGTCAGCGCAAATGCTATTCACGGTTTACGGTAAATGGATGACCGAGAATAACCATGACCAGGTGGGCCTTTTGAACGCATCATTTACTCAAAATGCCCCACTGATGCCCCATAGAAAAACCGCATAACCTTAACTATCTGATTTAACATATTAATATCACTTCAATCATGATTCATCTGGATGAGCAAGGTCGGCTCTTTTGCCTTTAGCTTCCTGCCGGTAATGTTCTGTATCGCCATTCCTCTGGGTCTGGCGCGCGAAAATAAAGGCGTGGCGGCGTTTGCGGGCTTCGTTGGCTATGCGGTCATGAACCTTGCGGTTAACTTCTGGCTGACTGCCAAAGGGATCCTGCCCACGACCGACGCGGCGGTACTGAAAGCCAATAACATTCAGAGCGTGATTGGTATTCAGTCCATCGATACCGGGATCCTTGGAGCCGTGATCGCGGGGGTGATTATCTGGATGCTGCACGAGCGCTTCCACAACATCCGCCTGCCCGATGCGCTGGCCTTCTTCGGCGGGACCCGCTTTGTGCCAATCATTACGCTGGTTGTGATGGGTCTGTTTGGTCTGATCATCCCTCTGATTTGGCCGATTTTTGCCATGGGGATCACCGGTATCGGCCGCATTATCAATGGCGCGGGTGATTTCGGCCCGATGATTTTCGGTACGGGCGAACGTCTGCTGCTGCCATTTGGTTTACAGCATATCCTGGTTGCCCTGATCCGCTTTACCGAAGCCGGCGGTACCATGGACGTTTGCGGTCATTCCGTTAGCGGTGCGCTGACCATCTTCCAGGCCCAGCTGAGCTGCCCGACCACTCACGGCTTCTCTGAAAGTGCGACGCGTTTCCTCTCTCAGGGTAAAATGCCTGCCTTCCTCGGCGGCCTGCCGGGCGCAGCGCTGGCGATGTACCACTGTGCCCGTCCGGAAAATCGTCATAAAATTAAAGGTCTGCTGATCTCCGGCGTTATTGCCTGCGTGGTGGGCGGTACGACAGAACCTATCGAGTTCCTGTTCCTGTTCGTAGCGCCGGTACTGTACCTCATCCACGCCGTACTGACGGGCCTGGGCTTTACCGTGATGGCTGTGCTCGGTGTGACCATCGGTAACACCGACGGTAACGTGATTGACTTCGTGGTCTTCGGTATCCTGCACGGCCTGTCCACCAAGTGGTATCTGGTGCCGGTTGTGGCCGCCATCTGGTTCGCGGTTTACTACGGGATCTTCCGCTTCGCCATCACCCACTTTAACCTGAAAACGCCTGGCCGCGATACCGATACGGCCACCAGCGTTGAACAGGCGGTAGCCGGTACCGTTGGGAAATCCGGATATAACACGCCGGCTATTCTGGCGGCGCTGGGCGGTGCGGATAACATTACCTCTCTGGATAACTGCATCACCCGCCTGCGTTTGTCGGTGGCGGACATGTCCAAAGTGGATACCAACGCACTTAAAGCTAACCGGGCTATTGGGGTGGTACAGTTAAATCAACACAATTTGCAGGTCGTCATTGGCCCGCAGGTACAGTCAGTGAAGGATGAGCTGGCAACCCTGATGCGAACCGTCGAAGCCTGA